AATTGAATCATGTTCATTTAAAGATAAGGTAGTGCAACACATACTCTGTGACAACATTCTGCATCCAAAATTGAAGAATGTATTTATAAAATATAATTCTGCCGGACAAATAGGAAAAGGAACACTGTATGCATTAGATGGATTAAGGGACCACATGGAATCATTCTATCAGAGACATGGCGTAGACGGATGGATATTGAAATGCGATATAAGACATTTCTTTTACGAAATTGACCATGAAATACTGAAAGATATTGTAGATTATTTCTTCCCAGACCCGTACACAACATGGCTGAATCATACACTGATTGATAGTAGCAAGAATCCAGGTTTACCACTTGGCAATCAAGCCGGACAGGTATATGCACTGCTTATGGTCCATGCAGTAGATTGTATGGCAACCGGCGAGCTTGGAATTACTGAATATGGAAGATATATGGACGATTTCTACTTGATTCATCAAGATAAGGAATATTTGAAATGGTGTTTGGAATGCATCAAAGAAATGCTAAAAACACTTGGACTTGAATTGAACGGAAAGACACAGATCATACCGTTTAGAAAAGGAATGCGATATTTAGGGTTCCATCATTATATGACGGCCGATGGGAAATATATTCGGAAGCTGACAGGAGAGAATAAGCGGAAGAACAAAAAGAAATTCCGAAAATTGGTGAAAGACGTGAAAGCTTGGAAACTCACGGAAGAAAAATTCTATGAGAAATATAATTCATGGAAGAACCATGCATTGCATGGAAATTGTATTAAGTTGGTTCATAGTATGGATCTGTATATAGAGGAATTGATGAAAGAGGTGACATAGTGACACGACAGGAACAGGAAGATCAGGAACAGGAACAATATCTTGCAGAGTGGTCTAAAAAGCAGAAAGAGAAACGAGAAAAGAAGAAACGAAAGTTTTGGTTTAGGAGGGATAGAAAGTGAATAAAAAAGAAGTATTGGAAATCAGAAAACAGTTCACACCGGAGAATTGTGCGATCACCCGTATAGCCGGATGCTACGTGGATGGAGAAAAAGAGAAACGCATGGAAAGAGAAGAAGCGTTTCTTTCACTGCCGGAAGAACAGGCATTTAAGTATTTTGATATTTTCAAGAAGACCTTATCTGGGAAAATCGGAAAGAACTTGTTGAACCTGGAATACAAGCCGAAAGAAAGTAGGAGCAGTGACCCAGAGGGCGAAGAACATGAACTGTTAATGAATCTGAGAGAAAGCAAACTGAGAGACCCGGCATTACTGGACGAATTCTATGAAAAGATTCTTACGTCTTATGACTGTGCTGAGAATTACTACATCATACTTATCCATGCAGTATATGACGTACCGGGAAAGACATCGGACGGAGAAATGTTGGAAGATGCATCTGAGGAAGTATACGATTTCATTCTTTGTTGCATCTGCCCAGTGAAGCTTTCAAAAGCCGGTCTTACTTACAATGGGAAAGATGAACGGATGGAAGAGAGAACCCGTGATTGGGTAGTAGATATGCCGGACAAAGGATTTCTATTCCCGGCATTTAACGACAGACAGACGGATGTACATAGTGTACTCTATTACACCCGGAAGTCTGCCGAGGTACAAGAAGAAATGGTTCGTGAGCTACTTGGAATTGATTTGGTGGTATCTGCAGATGAAGAGAAAGATAAATTCGGTAAGTTGTTAAGGGATGTATTTGGAGAAGATGCAGACTGTAAGATTGTGAAAGACATCTATGAGGGCATTAGCGAAGAGATGGAACGCCATGCAGAAGACCCGGAGCCGTACAAAATTGATAGGAACGAACTGAAAAAGATATTCTGTAACAGCAGTGTACCGGATGAAAAGATGGAAATGTTCGAGGGTGCTTACCGGGAGAACATCGGGAATGTGCCTGTTATGGCAAGTAACATTTGCGACAACAAGGTGGTTAATATCCAGGTTCCAGAGGGGAAGATAACTATCGATGCAGATTCCATCAGCAATTTAGAAATCAAGGAAGTTGACGGAAGAAAATGCATGGTACTGCCAGTAGATTATGTAGAAGTTAACGGAATTTCAACGAAAGCGTAGGTGAGGAAGATGAAATATAAAGTTGGAGATAAGGTAAGAGTAAGAAGTGACTTGAAGGTTGGAAAGTCCTACGGCGAACATGCTTTTGTGCATGATATGTTCAAATTTGTGGGAAAGATTGTAACAATTGAAAGTGTATGGAAACAAGGCTATCGCATTGAGGAAGACACATATTGGTGGGCAGATGAAATGCTTGAACCTGTAGAAGAGATGAGTGCGGAAGAATTAATGAAAATTCTTGGAAATATATGCAAAGGACGCGCATGTGATGAATGCCCTGTTCATGATATTCAAACTAACAGGGCGTGTGTAATCGGAATCGGTGAAAATTTCGATGAAGCAGTAAAGATAGCGAAGCAGTGGAAAGCTGACCATGAGAAAAAGCCGATTGAGACGGAAAACGTAATGTACATTGTCGTAATGGATGAAAAAAGAAATGTGGTATACGAAGAAAAGACTAATGAAGCAGTCATCACTTCAACTATGAAAGAAGAAGTTCTTAAAAAATACTGCACAGAGCATGATGGAAAATATTATGCGATCAGCGAACGTAGATGCGCAGTAAAGGAGTAACTATGAACACAGGAGAAAATGAGGTGAAGTGACATGAAAATCAGAGAGTTAGCCGAATATTGCAGTTCAATAGAAATTGACTGTGACAAATGTGAGCACAAAGAACTGTGTGATGGACTGCAATACAAACTGGAAGATATTTCACCACTTGGCTTAATTAATCTTGTGGACGAAAATACAGAGCTGAATTAAAAACAAACAGAAAGGAGTACGGAGCTCCGGCCGGGCAAAGATATATCGGCTCCTTTCGAGAAGATGAAAAAAGAAGAATTCATAAAACTTGCACCGAAATGCGGATATGGCAGTGAAGACCGGGCAAGAGATTATACAGAGCGAAATCCCAAAATGCATTATAGCGTGGATGATTTTATAAAACTCTACCATGAACCAACAGATTCTATGCACTGGAACGGCATACGTGCTACGAAAGGATTGTATGAAATGTACGGGATTAACGGAAGAACTACTGCTAAGAGGAAAGGAGTAGCCGGGAATGATAGTTCAAGACAGGATTGGGGGATGTGAGAGTGAAATTTATAGACTGGTTTGCCGGAATAGGTGGTTTTAGAAGAGGAATGGAACTTGCCGGACATGAATGCGTTGGTTTTTGCGAGTTTGATAAGTTCGCTACAGCAAGTTATATTTCCATGCATCTTCTGACGGACGAACAAAGAAAGAGGCTGGATGAATTACCACAGAAGAAAAGGCAGAAGGAGATTTTAAAAGATGAATACAGAAACGGAGAATGGTATGCAAATGACGTTAGAAGAGTGTGTGCCGATGATATTCCGAAAGCAGACTGTTGGTGTTTCGGATTCCCATGCCAAGACATCTCAGTTGCAGGAAAACAACTTGGATTTCAAGGAAACCGTTCGAGCTTGTTTTTCAGAGTTATGTACCTTATCGGACAGCTCAAAGAAGAAGATAAACCCGCTTACCTTTTCGTTGAGAACGTTAAGAATCTGCTTAGTGTTAATGGAGGATGGGATTTCGCCCGGTTGCTCATTGAAATGGAGCAGGGGGGGTATGATGCAGAATGGCAGGTGCTCAACTCCAAAGATTTCGGAGTGCCACAAAACAGAGAAAGGTGCTTCATTATCGGACATCTTAGAAGCAGAGGTTCCACAGAAGTATTTCCTGTCGAAAGAGCAGACGGAGAAAATAGTGTTTCGCTAAATCTGTTTGGTTTGATTGATGGAAAAAACTCACAAAAAGATAGAGTTTACAGTCAAGATGGATTAGCACCTACAGTTAGTACGTGTGGTGGTGGAAATACAGAGCCAAAAGTTCCAATTATTTTTGACACAAGCTATATCGGACAAGATGGAAAAGCGAGAGAGTATGAAGGAATATGTCCAACACTGACAAGTAGGGATTACAAAGAGCCTAGAAGTGTTGGTGTTGTGTGCAATGTTAATCCATCAGGTAAAGGAATGAACGGAAATGTGTATGACTCTGATGGACTAAGCCCTACTTTAACAACAAATAAAGGAGAGGGAAACAAGATTGCAATTCCAGTTCTTACGCCTGATCGAGCAGAAAAAAGACAGAATGGACGGAGATTCAAAGAAGATGGAGAACCGATGTTTACACTTACTGGACAGGATAGACATGGAGTAGGAATAGAGCCGCTCGGAGTGCTACGGAATGTTCGTAGTGATTACGGAAAAGAAATCCGCAAAGATTATGAAGCTGGAAACATCAAAATCTCCAGACGTGAATTCCTCGAAAGCGAAGTCAGAGATGATGGGGTAGTGAATACATTATCTACTGTTCAAAAAGATAACCAACTTGCAGTTAAGGTAGCCGAAGCAACAAAACAGGGTTATTCAGAGTGCAGAGTAGGTGTAGATAGCGTAAATTTATCTGTTCCGGGGAGCAAAACCAGAAGAGGAAGAGTAGGACATGACCTTGCGAATACGCTTGATACCGGTTGCAATCAAGGAATTTTTGTACAGGTATCCGAAGAACTGACTGTATATGCTGTCTGGTATGAAAAATATCAGTGCTACATAGCGATTCGAAGACTAACACCAAAAGAATGTTTCCGGCTACAAGGTTGGACGGACGATTATTTTGAAAAAGCACAGTTCGTAAATTCGGATAGCCAGTTATACAAGCAAGCCGGAAATGGAGTCACTGTGAATGTGATTGAAGCAATTGCAGAAAAATTAAGATTTGAGTAAAAAGGTGAAAAATATGGCTAAAAGACCAGATGCAGTAGTAAATAAAATTCAATTCGATTCAAGCGAGGTAGATATGGCACTTAGAAAACAAATTCCAGAAAAACCGATATTTCTACATAACAGGAGCGATACTTGTTCACTGTGGGAATGCCCGCAGTGCAAAAGAAGATTTACAACAACACATAAACCGGGAGTACTTGATGGGACAGATATATATTATTGCCCTAAATGTGGAAAAGCATTTGATTGGAGAGATTAATTATGCACATTGAATTAAAAAAGATAGATAAAGACACATTGAAAGTCGGGGATGTGGTAGGAGTTGCAAGAGAGGTGAGCTACGGATGGAAATCATCATTCCGACACCAGTTAATTACTCCGGCAAAAATTACAAGAATTACTCCGAAACGGACAAAGATCGAGACAGATCAATTCGGAGAACATGATAAGAATGAGATTTTTTATGAGTATGATGAAAATGCAAAAAAAGAAAATGAATTAGCTATCATGTTTAAACAATTTAAAGATGGAAGACGTGCGTTTGAGGACTTTGACAGGAAATACGGTCTTGGTTCGATTAAAGATGAAGATATCCAAAACATGGCATATCATATGAAAGCAATTATGGAAATTATAGAGAAATACAAGGAGTAGCAATGTTTGAAGAATTATATAAATTCATATCCAGATTGCATTACGGGATAAAGTTCATGCCGGAAAAGGATTTTGACGAGCTTTTATCTCGGTGCGACTGGGAGCAAAAGATGTATGCATTGTGCTTTAGATATTTGTAAACGTGGAGAAAAATCATGAAAGTACCTTGACAATTGAATATTGATGTAAAAGTCAGTATTCAGTTGCCGGGAGAAAGGACGAAATTATGGTGTATGTAAACCAGAAAGAAGTAGATGAACTGAACGAAAAGTTGAAAAAGATAGATGAGAATTTAAGACTTGGAAGATTCGGCTCAAATAAAAACAATGAAGTTACAAATGTAGGTGTGACCATTGCAGTAAAAGGGAATAAGAAAAAAATAGATGCTTTAAAAGATATGGGATTTGAAATTGTAAATCGATTTAAAGAACCTGAGCCGTTTACAGCTGGATATGCATCTGGAAGATATAAAGGATACGGAATGTTTGTGACTATGGAAAAACCATTGTAAGGGATGGAGAAAGGAACGAATTATGAGTACATTTGAAGAAAGAATAGCGAAAGCAGTAACAGATAAATTGAATGACGGAACAGTTGAAGAGCTTGTATCCGATGCCGTAACCAAAGCACTGAAAAGCAGTATTGAAGATCAGTTCAACTGGAAAGGTGAAGCAAAGAAGATTATAGATGAGAAAGTAAAAGAAGTAATGACACCGGCAATCGAAAGAGTAAATCTTGACGAATATACAGTGAAGCTCGATGCAGTTCTCACGGAAATTATTAACAGCACAAATCTGATTGACAACAAAGAAATCTTAGGAAACTTCAAGAGTCTTATGACAGAGCCGGATAAAGATACAATCAGCTTAAAAGAAGTGTTCGAAAAATACAAGGAATATGTCAGCGAGAGCGTTGATACATCCGGACTTGAAGTCTACACAGATGATGAACCGAGATATCAGAATGTGACAGCAGAAGTAACTGTTGATACAAGAAATAGAATATTTGGAGGAAGATTTTGCGATTTGGTTTTCAAATGCGAGGAGGATGAGAAACTGACAAAAGAAATCCATTTGTATGAATCAAGACTGCATGGCAGATTCTGCATTACATCATTTAGAGGTGAAATTGATCTTAATTCATTAAGATATGTAGATAAGTTTGACATTTTCATGATGAGATTAGACAGGGCGTTCTGTGATATCACGGATGTTATGGATATGTATGATGATGATATCGAGGTTGAAGCAGAACCAGAAGTTTCGTGGAGCTAAAAGGGAGAGAAAAAAACTTATGAGATTGGCATATTGCATTGTTATGATTATTCTCTTATGTACGTATATAGCAGTAGAGGAAAGAGAGATAAGAATTGCACAAAAAGAAGCATATCAGTCCGGATATCGAAAAGGACTGAAAGAATGCCACAAACTCCCGACACGACCAATTATCTTGGACGAATCCACGGGAGATATTGATTTTAAATGCTCATGTTGTGGACATGAATATATAGTGCCGGAAGAACACAAACCGAAATACTGTAGCGAATGTGGAAGAAAAATTGACTGGGAGGATAGAGCGTATGGGATGCAGATATGAATGCAAAAAGTACGGAAAGCAGAGGTTCAAATGTTGCATAGAATGCGAGCATTACAAATACTGCAATAATCGAAATAGTGTGTGCGATAGAATACATTTCCATGAATACATGGAAGAATGCCCGGATTATGTAAAGGAGGATGAAGATAATGAGAATCATTAGTCAAGATGAAACGATTGATGTTCCTTATGAACATACAACTTTGATAAGGGAAGGTACTGAGATATATTTAAGCTCAATAAAACTTAGGTATACATTAATTGCGAAATATTCCACCGAAGAGAAAGCTATTAAGGCTATGGAAATGTGCAGAAACAGGTACGCATGGTGCAAAATAAGAATCCACGGAATGAACTCACTCACTATGGCTATGAGTTTTCGGAAAACAGATGAAATAGAACAACTTTTAAAAACGTTTGCGGAGGAAAATATTTTTCAATTTCCGGCAGATGAAGAGGTGGAAGTATGAGCAGAAACAGATCATTAGAAGAGATACAAGAAGACATTAGAACGCTGACAAGAGTACCATCGGAATTCATTCATGCAAAACTGGATGAGCTGGCAGAAGAGATTGGGGAGTTAGCGAGACCAAAGTGGATTCCAGTAAGTGAGAGACTTCCGAAGAAGCCAGAGATTGACGGTGATTCCGATTGCTACATTGTGCAGACCAGACGTGTTGCACAACCGTTTATCGGCTACTGGGATGGAAGAGAATGGACAGACGAAGAAGTTTATGTTGTGGACGAAGTAATAGCATGGATGCCGTTGCCGGAACCGTATAAGGGAGAGTGAAAATAGATGCTAAAACCAAAAGTAAAAGCCAGAGAATTTGAGAGGTTCGGATTCAAAAGATGTAAAGGGATTCCAAAAGAATCAGAGTGCTATTATCTCTGTATTGCAAGAGGATGCAAGATGCTGTTTGTCAGTGATGTATGTTTTGCCGTAAATGATTGGAATAAAGATGATCCACGGATACATAAGAATGCGAACTGCCGATATAGGGACAATAGAACCGCATTGGATATAATCTATGAACTGATTAAGGCGGATATGCTGAAAAGTGAATGGGACATCGAAGAACAGCCAATAGCGTTTGATGTGGAGAATATCATTAAGCAGCTTGAGGAAGAAAGAGATTCTTCTTACGAAGATTATGAGAATTATGCTGAAAAACATAATATGGACGTAGCATTGGATGATTTGTTCTGCCGAGGATTAGATAGAGCCATTGAAATTGTGAAACGAGGTGGAAGAGATGAAGAATAAAGAGAAGTATGCAGAGTGTGTATTAACTTTTGCATGTGATGAGAGCGGTTTTGGCGTATACGAAAAAACTGGTGAAATGGAAAGATGTATGGAGATGCATTGCACGGAATGCCTGTTTTACGGGAAGAAAGAAACTTGCCACACAAACAGACGTAAATGGCTTGAATCCGAGTACATTGAAAAGCCAGTGATTTCTAAAAGAGAGAAAGCATTTTTGGAGTATATTGGCGCAGGAATAAATTATATAACTAGGGATATGGATGGTGGTTTATTCATTTATATCAGCAAACCACATAAACTTATTGACTGTTGGGAAAGTAGTTGGTGTGAATCAGACAAAAGCTTAAAATCCTTTAAGTTGGATTTTCCAATGGTCAGATGGGAAGATGATGAACCGTGGCTTATCGAGGACTTGAAGAAGTTGGAGGTAGTTGATAGTTATGAGTAAAGAATATGATATTAAAGGATGCGCTTAATGATGAATGCATTGGAAGAAAAAACAAAGGAGAAGACAGTAAAAAGAAAGAAAAACTACTATTTGGTCAAAAGTGATGTATTAGGATATGCGAAAAGGAAGGGATTGATTAATGGCCGGAGTAAGAGACAAATATCTGAGAGGGGCACATAAAGACATCTACTACATAAGCGAAGAGGACGAAAAAAAGATGTTGAATGAGTGTCAGAGGATGCGTGGAAACGATCAGCTTGAATTACTGAAATGGTGCCAAAATGCGAATAATGACTTGTCTGGTATATTGTTCTTTTCGCTTATAACAGGAATCGGATATGACTATATAAGCAAAAGATACTGGATACCGATTGCAAGAAAAGACTTTCAAGGGTATCGCAGAAAAGTACTTGACGAAATGTATAGGTGGATACTTTGGGGAGAACATGACGATGGGAAGATGGCAGAAAGGCTATTCGGAATAAAAAAGCACAAACACGGGAATACTACCGAAAAGGAGTGATGCGGATGGTAAGAATCTTTGTGAACGGCAAACAGGTGACAAAAGAAGAACTTTCCAAATATGAAATCCATAACAAGGCGGTAAAAAGGATTCTTTCAGAAAAATTGACAAAAAATAAGTGATATTTTAGAATTGACCTTGATAGAATCTTGGTCAATTCTTTTTTTTAAAATTGAAAGGAGAATTGACATGAAAAAATTAAATGTAGGTTATATGAGAGTGTCTACAGAAGCACAGACCGAAAAGTATGGTCTTGATGTCCAAGAAGACAAGATAAATGAACTTGCCAAGAAAAGGGGCGTAAAGATAGCCAGATGGTATGTGGACGGGGGATATTCCGGGAGCAATATCCAAAGGCCGAACATACAGAAACTTCTGGAAGATGCAGAAGCCGGAGAAATACAGGCAGTATACATCTATAAGCTTGATAGAATGAGCCGTGATGTTGTAGATACTCTTACGCTTGTGAGTAAGCTTTTGCCGAAATACAATGTAGAGGTGGTATCAGCCACAGAGGATTTGCGGAATGAGACACCGATGGATCGTGTGATGTTGGGCGTTAATGCGGTCATGGGGCAGTATGAACGTGAGGTTATCTATATGCGTACAAGAGCCGGGATGGTGGAACGTGTAAAGCGTGGACTGTGGATGGGTGGTGGCACGATACCATATGGATACAGGTATGACAGAAACGATGGGATATTACATATCATCCCGGAAGAAGCGGAAAAGGTAAAAGCTATCTTCCAGATGTTCCGGGACGGATATTCGTGTGATAGGATTCAAAAAATTCTTGGGATGCATTCGGAGAAACTTGTATCGAATATTATTCGGAGAATAACTTATGTAGGTAAAATACAATATAAAGGAAAAACATACCAAGGCTTGCATGAACCAATCATAGACGAAAAACTATTCTACGAAGTACAGGAAGAGATAAAAAAGAGATCCACAAATGCTTATGTAAGCAACAAGCATATGCTTACCGGTTTGTGTTACTGCGGAAAATGTGGCACCAAAATGCGGATGCAGAAGTGGGGAAAGTATACCAAGATAGTATGTTACTCACAGTACAAGGAAAAAGAGCATATATCTAATACAGGGAACCCTTGCAAGAATAAAAAGGTGCGGGCAGATGTGGTAGAAAAAGAAGTAGAGGACTGCTTTAAACGATTCATCGTTAATGTGGAAGAAAAAGAGAATGAATCTGAAAGCACTAGGAAGATGATAGAAAAAGAGATATCACTAAGCGAAGCAAAGCTGAAACGCCTATACACATTGTATGCAAGCGGTAGCTCTGGTACAGATACGCTTTTTGGTGTTATCCAGGAAGAAGAAAAAACACTGAAAAATCTACAGGAAGAACTAAAGGCAGAAGACATCCGGGAGAAAGCTGGACGGGGAGAAAAAATAGAGAAAATAAAAGAGATGTCCAACGTGTGGGATACACTGACGGATTCCGAGAAAAACAAGGTGCTAAAAGAGTGCGTTGAAAAGGTAGTTATCACAGGAGATGACATAGACATACATTTTAGCATATATTAATAGGTACTTTCTCGTGTTCCAACCATCATCCCAACAGCGGTAGGAAGTGGAGAAAAAGAAGAAAAGACCAAGATTCTATTATATGATTAAAAAAAGCAAAGACGTGAGCCGGAAATATAAATATATAGATTAAGAGAAAAGATTTTGAAAATAATTGAAATCTTTTATTTTTTTACTTGACTAGTGGACACCACTGTGATATAATAAAGACAGTTAAGAAAGGAACACATCACAGGAGGAAGAAAAATGAAAAAATATGATTTGGTAAAAAGAACGGCAGAAATTAAGTATAAAGATAGAAAAGAAATTGAAGAAGGATGCACGGCTTTTGACGATTCGCCGGAATATATAAAAACATTCGATACACTGGAGGAAGCGAAAAAGGAACTTGCAAAACGTAAAACAGATGTTAGCAAATTTTCTTACCACGGAATGACATTCTACAAGGTTGAAGAGTATGTAATTGAAGAAAATGAATTTGAATATGACGAAGACGAAAGCAAATTTGTACAGACAGATTTTATTGACACATTAGAAAGCACAGAGATGAAAATTGAAGTCGTTGAAATACCTAGCCATGAAACAATAGCGATCTGCTCAAGCCTGGAAGAAGCGGAAGAAGCGGAAGACAATTACGAGGGCGAAAACGAAACATGCATAATGATTTAATAAAGCATTTCAGACGGTCCTTATGTCGGATTCTACGACGGTGGAGAACTTGACGGCACATGTGCACTTAAAGTATCTGAAAACAATATCGAAGAAATGATTGAAGCTGTAAAATCTTACGTAGAAAAAACATACTTAATCGGTGGAAACGTAATGCAATACGGAAACGATAAAGACGAAATCATTATAAGAAACGCGGAAGTGATTGCAATATTGCGATAAAAAGGAGATAGTAATGGAGAAAGCAAAAAGAAACGTCATGATAAATAAAGCCGGAGGAACATCTGGCAAGAATACAAAGAACTACCGTATTTCTGTTCCGGTAGGAATGATAAAGGCACTGGGCGTTACGGAAGATGATAGAAGTGTTGTCCTAGAAGAAAAAGACGGAGTGATAACTATTAAGAAAGAAAAAATGAAAACCATTGACTAGTGGACACCACTATGCTATAATAAAGACAGTTAAGAGAGGAACACATTATAGGAGGTAAAAACAATGACGAATGTAGAAAAAATCTTAGAAACAATTAAAAAAAATGATTATAGCGTGGTAGCAATTCGCCATTGTTGCCCGGATGAAGAATATAAAATTGGTGACATTTGCAGAAACAGCTTTGCGTGGAATGAAGAATATGAGTGCAGTTCATATGACACAGAAGAACCAGAGGAAATGGACGGCGTATGTGGATACGCAATGTTTGAACTGATTGACACTGATGATGTAGAAGAAGCAAAAGAGATAATCGAAAGAGCTATTGAAGAATCATCTATCTACGATGGAAACAACATTGTAATAATCGGTGGGGACTCTTACTCTTATGGGAATGACGAAAACGAAGTAATTGTTGAAGAAGCAGAAGTAATTGAAATTGTATAAAGGAAAAAATGAGCGAATGGAACGAAATTTTAAAACAATATGAAAGAAAAAAGGCATAGCTAAAAGCCATACCTAAATTCTGAATTTCTTCTTAAATTCTAACATCTTTCAACTCAACGTTCCACCATTGACTGAAACGACACTCACGAAAATCATGGAACCGTGAGAATCAACAAAGATTGCTGATAGATATATATTAATCTAAAAAAGATAAAAAGTCAATATCAAAGAAATGAACATAGAGCAACCAAACATTGAAAAAATGTGCATTTTATGGTAAAATATAAGTATCAGAATAGAAATAAAACTAAATAACGGGGACAATGAAATAGCACTTCTGACGGTAAGATGTAATTATCGTGGGAGGTGCTATTTTTTGTATGTGGAAAAGGTAGGTGAGTGTATGGCAAATCTAAATAGCATTGCTAAAAAGTTACAGAAAGCAATACTGCAAAAAGGATTAGTTATAAAAATGGGGACAAGTCAGTTTTATTCCGTGGAGCAAAATAGACTTATCACCATGCACATCCTATCTACCAGAGCGTTAGAGCGAAAGAAAAACGGGGAATGGAAATATTATGAATATGGAATTCTCCGAACAGCATCGCAGATAGAGATTGTAAATTGTTTAAATGATATATGGAGGGCGGTGAAAGAATGATGGAAAACTATACAGAGATACCAGTAGAATTAAACAAACCAGACTCACGTGATATGGAAGAAATGCAGAAGAAATTCATTGACATGATTACAAAGAATGAAAAGCTGAAAGAAAAGAATGAGTATTTGCAAAAAGAGGTAGAAGACGCAAAGGCTGTCGGAGGACGGGCACTGTGCGAAGTACAGGAACTTATTGAAAAGAATAAGAGACTGGTAGAAGAACACAACAGACAGAATGGAACAATACAGGCACTTAACATTGCACTGGATGTCATTACAGACAGATACAGTAACCTTAGAAAGAGACTGTGTAGAACAGACAAGGGCGGTGAGTAGCATGGACGTACAGTTTTTAAGATGCCATTCTAATACTAAAAAATGTACTAGTGTCAACAATGATGGTAGCAGATCTGAAAAAACATGGGAATGCAGAGACGGAGATATATATATTGCACCAGCAGAGATACCAAGAGAGGGAACGGTTATACTTGCAAAAGTAGAGAGAGGAAAGAACAGAAAGTGGTCTGTTAGTAAAAAGGCAATAGAGATTAGCGCAGATATGGTAAGAAAGTGTTTTAGTAAAGTAGATGAATATATGGAAGAGGGTGGGTAGATGCAGAAAGGAAAAGAACTCACTCCGAAGTGGAAAGCATTCGCAGATGAATACCTGACTGATCTGAACGGGACAAGAGCTTATAAAGCAGTCTATAAAAATGTGAAAAATGATGCGACAGCAGCAGCAGCAGCTTCGAGATTGTTAAAAAACGTTAAAGTAAAAGCCTATATTGCTGAACGAATGAAAGAGATCCAGAACGAAAAGACAGCAGACCTCGAAGAAGTGATCCGGTTCTTTTCTTCCGTCATGCGTGGAGAAGTAAAAGACCAGTTCGACCTCGACGCTACTATATCCGACCGCCTGTCTGCCGGGCGTGAACTCATGCGTTGGTATGAGAAAGCCGATGGAGAAGAAAAAGATACTGGTGGAATTACAATCATAAATAACATTCCGAAACCGGAGGGCGCAGATGGGGGAGATTAAGCTTACCGATGTGATAGCTCCGGCTTTTTACGGTGTACATTGGGATATCATAGATGGAAAACATACGTATTATGATTTGTTTGGCGGTCGAGGTTCGACTAAATCATCTTTTATCGGTACAGAGATACCACTTGGAATGATGCAAGACGCAGTAAATGGCATACATTCAAATGCGGTAGTGTTCCGAAAAGTCGGGAATACACTAAGAGAATCGGTATTTGAACAAATCGCATGGGGAATAGATGCACTTGGAGCATCGGACGAATGGACATCAAGTTTGAGTCCTATGCAATATGTGTATAAGCCGACAGGGCAGAAGATAATCTTCCGTGGATTGGATAAGGCGAAAAAGACGAAATCCATAAAGATTAGCAAAGGATATTTTAAGTACCTATGGTTTGAGGAATTGGACGAATTTGCCGGAATGGAAGAGGTACGAATGACACAACAGTCTGTTCTCCGTGGTGGCGAAAAATTCGTAGTTTTTAAATCGTTCAATCCACCGATCAGCAACAGCAACTGGGCGAATAAGTACGTAGCAGAGCCGAGAGCGGACAGCTTAAGGCACAAAAGCGATTATAGATCTGTTCCGGTAGAATGGTTAGGGCAACAATTCATTGATGATGCTGAGTATCTAAAAGCAACGAATCCGAGAGCTTATGAGCATGAGTATCTTGGAATCCCTGTAGGACTTGGAACAAATATCTTTGAACTTTTAGAGATCAGGGAAATTACTGATGAAGAAATAAGTAGGATGCAATCTATCTACCAGGGCGAGGACTGGGGATGGTTCCCAGACCCGAAAGCATTTTTACGTGTTGCTTATGTTCCAAACCAACAGAAAGTATACGTACTGGACGAATTGGGCGGTTGCAAGATAAGAAACAGCGAGATGGCACGACAAATCAAAGAAAAGGGATATGATGATTGCGCTATCTACTGTGGAGTAGATGAAGAAGAGAGCATTGTTGACTTCCGTGATGCCGGACTTCCGGCACGTAAAGCAATCGTAACACCGGGTAGCCGGAAGTATACGTTTGAGTGGTTGCAATGCCGTACATTGGTGATTGACCCAAGACGGACACCAAGACTGTACAAAGAGGTTATAGAATATGAGCATGAGCGAGATGGCAATGGTGAAGTGATAGCAGATTATCCGGACGGTAACGACCACTGGATTGATGCGTTGAGATATGCTACTAGTCCGATATCTATGAGACGTGGACAGAGTGCGTAGGAAAAGGTGAGTAGATGGGAATTATAGACAAGATAAAGGCGGTGTGGGATAAAGTGTTTAAAGAAAACGATGTAAAAAAAATATTCGGGATAGAAACAGGGCGGTCATCTGCTATGGATACTGCCCTGTCGAAGTATAAAGACATGCGATCTGGTATTCCGTATTGGTGTACCGGGAGGATAAAGCCGACAAGGTTTTCAAACGTGATTTGCCGTGAGATAGCGAACCTCACACTGTTCAATGCAGATATACAGATTACAGGAAACGATGAACTGCAAAAGAGATTTGATAGCGTAATGAACACCTTACAGGAGAAACAAGAGGAAAGCTGTGCGACCTGTGGGATGATGGTCAAGAGCAACGGTGATGATGTAGAATTTTTGGATCCGGATTACTTTCTGATTACAGACACCAACACGGATGGGGATGCGTTAGCAGCTATCTTTTTCTCTTACCTTAAGAAAAACGACAAATACTACACAAAAGCTGAGTACCACAGATTTGAAGATGCTGGACTGGAACGTGTATACCATATATCCAGTAAGGCTTTTAAATCTGACAACAAAGATATGATCGGTACAGAGATCACGCTTGACAGGGTAGATGAGTGGAAAGACATTGAGCCGGAAGTGTACGTACATGGGTTAGAATATCCGCTGTTCGTCTACTGGCGAAATCCTTACGCAAATGCGATTGACAAGGAATCTCCACTGACTGTTCCGGCATTTTCGGAATGCATTGAGGAATTGAGATGGCTTGACATTGCATTAAACATGATGGGAGATGAAACGGAAGACAGTAGACATATTACTTACGTACCGCAGACAGCTATTGAATACGCAAGCAAATATTCCATCGAATTGCCGAGATTTATCCAAGGTATCGAAATGGGAGCGAACGAAGATAGCATCAAAGAGCACGTTCCGACATTATTAGTAACTGAGCGTGTGGCCGGGATAAACTTCTTGCTATCCATCATCGGATATAAATGTGGATTCTCAAACGGATATTTCTCTTTCGATCAGAATCAGGGCATACAGACAGCAACACAGGTAGAATCTGACGATAGGCGTACACTGCATACCATCCAGGCATTCCGAAACATTTTGGACGGAAAGAACCATGATGGAGTATTGCACAGAATCATCTATATCCTGTATGCAGTAGGCACAGCAAACGGAACTATTCCGGCAACGAACTACCAAACAGCATGTGATTTTGAAGACCTTGTATATAACTTAGAGGATGATCGTGCACGGTGGTGGAACTATGTGGTACAGGGCAAGGTTCCGGCATGGATGTATTTTGTGAAATTCGAGGGAATGACAGAACAAGAAGCGAAAGCAATGATTGAAGAAGCACAGGAACAGAATAAGCCGGACAGTGGATTGTACGAAGAATAGGAAAGAGGTGAACCAAAATGGAATATCTTATCATAGACCCATCAACTAGAAAAATCACAATCCCCAAAAGCGAACAACTTTTTGGAGTGTACGGAGAGGGCAATATAGAGAGAAAGCATTTTAAATGCCCTAAAATCATAGGAGATAATGTCGACTTGTCTGACTGTTACATTTTCGTAAATTACTATACTGCAAAAGGATTGCCGGGGAAATATACCGTAAAAGATGTGAAGGTAGACGGGGAGAATATCACTTTTTCGTGGGAGCTAAAGCAACACATCTTTGACGCAAACGAGGATACATCTATATATTTTGCAGTAGAAGCGAAAAACAAAGATAAAGTAGAAGTGTTCAGAACCAGTCCGGCTACCGGAAAGGCCAAAGAGACGATAGACACGGATACAGAGATTGAAGAGACTCACGCCGATGTCATTCTTGACCTTATATCCAGAGTAGACACATTGGAGAAAAAGCCTATTTCTGAAGAGCAGATAGAGAAATCTGTAAAAAGCTATCTGGAAAAGAATCCTATAGAAGAAACAGATCCGACGGTACCAGAATGGGCAAAAGCGGAAGAAAAGCCTACTTATACCGCAGAAGAAGTCGGAGCACTGCCGGACACAACGAAAATTCCGAAAAATCTGTCCAATCTACAGGATGATGCTGAACACCGTACTGTTACAGACACAGAAAAACAGAGTTGGAACAACAAGAGCAATTTTTCCGGCAACTATGAAGACTTACAAGGAAAGCCAACAATCCCCACAGTACCAACCAAACTTCCCAACCCACAATCCTTAACCATCACATATGGCGGTAAAGAGTACACTTATGATGGCTCAGAAGCACTTGCAATCACAATCGAAACAAGTGGTATAGAGCGTATCGAGAAGCTTTCTACAGACACCACAGTAACACTCGAACATAACAAACTCTACATCTTTCCAGAAATGGAGTCGCTTGCTTACACCATAAAGGGAACGGGAGAGGTGCATTTTATATTTCGTTCTGGAGCAATGGCAACAAGAGTAGTACATCCATCCAATGTCAATATCGGTAGTTTTTCGGTCGATGCTAATAAGATATACGAGGTGTCTATATTAGAGGGATTGCTTACATCCCAGAATTGGAGCGTGAGTTGATGGAGAGAAATGCTAAAATGTCGACAGCACAGCACAGCTTAAGGCGTAGGTTGCTTAATGCGCAAGAAGAAACAAGCGAATGGCTTTATGAAGCTTACCTAACCGATACTGGAGAGTGGTACGGCAAGCGGTGTCCGGCTATTGTATTTAATGTTAAGCAAGGTGAACAGTACTTAATCGAATGGAGCAATGTAAGAACGGTGAGTAAATACATCTATGATATGCGCAGATGCGGTGGAACATATAAGTTATACGGTAGCGGGAACGAGGGTATACCCGATGCGTCAGGAACTATCGAGATTACCATTCCGGCAGACGGTACATTATATGTTGGAGCTGGAAGTAATAGTAATCTAAAACACGGAGAAATCAATGCATCATGCTTTGATGGAGATTGGATAAAAGTTAGAAAGGATTGATAACAAATGTACGCAAAACTAGAAAATGGATTCTTGCGCAGTGCACCGAAGACGATAACTTTGGATGGCAAGACAATCAACAATCCGCTCCCGGAAGAACTGGAACAGTTAGGCTACAAGCCTGTGATGTACACAGATATGCCTATTGAGGTAACAGAGGGTAAGCACTGGGAATCCAGTTGGGAAGAGGAAGAGAATGCGATTAGGCAGGTGTGGACACTGGTAGACAACCCAGTCTATCCAGAGCCAGATTTAAGTGCAGAAGAAGCACTCAATATCATAATGGGGGTGGTACAGTGACAAGAGAACAAGTAGAGCAGTTGCGGAAGTTGTTGGAAAACCAGACAGCCAACATGACCGATGAACAGATTCTTGAATATCCAGACTTTGTGGAGAAATGGCAGTCTGGAAAGGAATATGTAGTTGGAAAGCGGTTGGAGTATAATGGCACCATTTACAAGGTATTACAAGCCCATACAAGCCAAGAGACATGGACACCGCCGGATGCGCCGTCTTTGTTCGCCAAGGTACTTATTCCAGATAGTAGTACAGTGCCAGAATGGGAACAGCCAGACAGCACCAACCCTTACGCCAAAGGAGACAAGGTAACACACAATGGCAAGACATGGATTAGCACGGCAGACGGGAATGTCTGGGAACCGGGCGTGTATGGATGGGAAGAGGTATAAGGGGACACGTCGATCCGAAAGATAAATGATAATGTCTGTAAAGGAGGACTAAAAAATGGAACAGATTATAAATTATGTAAAACCAGAACTGGTGGTAGTATCTATTGCACTTTATTTTTTAGGAATGTGGATGAAAAATTCCAAGAGAATCAAAGACAATGATATTCCTATTTTTCTCGGTATAATTGGAATTATTATTTGCGGTCTATATGTGATTGCGACATGTAACTTGTCTGGAATGCAGAATATTTTTATGGCACTGTTTACGGCTATCGTACAGGGAATTCTTGTAGCCGGACTGAGTACATACGTTAATCAGATTATTAAGCAGATTGGAAAGGATGAATAATCATGGCAACAAGTACAATTAATATTATTGTAATCTGTGTGTTTCTGCTTCTTGTGATGATAATTCCAAACAGAAAGGACAAATAATGCTTACACCAGAATATCTCTTTCATGTGACCGAGGGCGCGGAAAAGATAACATCGGATATGCACAAGAACATCATGGACATGATCGTTGAACGTATAATGGTGCGTATAGGCCGTGGGGAAGATTATCTCCTTACGGCTACGGACAGGTGGCAGATACAGGTGCTACAGGAATCCGGCTACTTACTGGAAGACATACAAAAAGAGATTGCTGATAAAACGAAGAAGCAAGAGAGAGAACTTAAAAGCGCATTTGAAGAAGCTGGTATAAAAGCTATCGAGAGAGACGATGCGATATATAGGGCGGTAGGACTATCACCTACGCCCTTATTGCAATCTCCGGCATTGCTCAGAATACTGGAAAGAGATTATAACGCTACGTGTGGAGAATGGAGAAACCTTACACGAACAACGGCAGATGAAGCACAGAAGTTGTTTTTGAAAGAGGTTGACACCGCTTACCGCATGGCGTCAAGCGGTGCTGTATCATACACACAAGCCGTCAGAAATGCCGTTGACAGGATTGTAAAGCAAGGTGTTAAAGTATCGTATCCGTCCGGTAGAGAAATGAGCATAGAATCAGCCACAATGATGACTGTCCGCACAGGGATAAGCCAGTGCGCCGGAGCAATCGCACTAAAACGAATGGAAGAATTGGAATGGGATACCATCTTAGTATCTGCACATGTGGGCGCACGAATTGGTGATGGCGGTAACAATCCAACGAACCACTTTTGGTGGCAAGGAAAATTCTATTCCCGGACAGGCAAAGACAAGAGGTTCCCGGACTTTCGAACATCAACAGGCTACGGAACGGTGACAGGGTTGTGTGGCGTGAACTGCCGACACTCTTTCGGATCTGGTGACGGTGAAAACAATCCGTATGCAGATATCAACCTGTCAAGCGAAGAAAATATCAAAGCGGAAGAGCGCGCAAAAAAGCAACGGCTTATGGAAAGACGCATTCGCAACAGCAAGAGAGAGATTCAGAATTTGCAGACTGCTATAGATACAAGCGGAGATGATAAGCTTAAATTCGAATTGCAACAGATGTATGACCGAAAATCAGCGGTGCTGAGACGGCAGAACAAGCAATACCGTGAGTTCTGCAAAGATAATGGTCTTAAAGAATATTCGGAACGGCTACGGGTAGCACAGTGGGATAGGTCACAGGCTGTGAGATCAGCAAAAGCAGCACAGAGATATATCAATTCAAAGGAAAAGTGAATATGGAACTAATAACACAGATACTTGCTATATGCGGTGCTATATCTGTTATCGGTGGTGCTGTTGCGGTTCTTTCCGGGTGGTACAAATCATGGAAAGCACCAAAAGAAAAACAGGACAACCGTATAGAACAGATTGAAAAGCGAATAACAAACATTGAAACATCTATCACAGGGATTAATCAGAAACTTGATAACGATTATAAAAACATAAGGAATACGAGGGATGATATGAATCTATTAATGAGAAGTATGTTTAATTTGATCGAAAACAAAATCACAGGGAATAACATTGAGGGTTTAAAAAAAACTCGGGAAGAGCTTGTAAATGCTATGACGGACAAGAAACCAAAGGAATTATGAAAATATACTCTTTTACACGACCAGAACTTGACTATTTTGAATTAGAATGCAATTTCACATCGGATGAATTAAAACTGTTCCGGCTCCGTGCTAAAGCTATGCCTTTAGAAGACTGTGCGGAAGAAATGAATGTGAGTGTGTCTACGGTCAAGAGATTGAGTAGAAGAGTAAATGATAAGATCGAAAGGGTGGTATAGGCATGAACTTCGGAGAAGCCATAAAATGCATGAAAAAAGGAAAGAAAGTTACACGCAATGTATGGAAAGAAAACTTTTTTAATGGGAGAAAACAGTTTATTTTTATTGGAAAAAACAAAGGTTTAACAACGAATACGTTTCTTGCAATTCTACCAGAAGAAGAATGTTTTTCGGACTGCATTATGAGTTACACACGAAAAGGAATCTTTCAGCCAAACTGGACACCAACACAAGAAGATATGCTTGCGGAAGATTGGGAAATGTATCCGGCAGAGGAAACGGTAGTCGATGAAACGCCGAACATGACGGCAGATGCAATGATTGATCTCAAAAACCGTATTGGTTGGAATATAAAATTTTATTCTACTGGGGAAACAATTATTTCTGAGCACATGGACTATAAAAAACTCTTAACCGGGGCAGAAAGTACATATACGCTGTCGTTTGCTATCCCTAAAAAAAGTCTTGATGGTTTGTCAATGACAAATAAATGCCAAAATGTTATTGTTTCTGGACTTTTATTCAAAGTATATGTTTCTAGGAATATTGCTGACGATAGCCTTTGGCTCGTGACTGAAAGTGCCTTATCTGAAAAAGAATTTCACACGATCATAAGATTGGAGAGGTGATTATATGATACCTAAGATTTTTAAAATAAGTGGATATCTCATAGACCCGACAGGAAGACTTGAACCACACCACATTAAGGCGAAAATGCTTTATGGCTGTGGATTTCCGCTTGTAGGACAGCACATTCACGTACAAAAAGCAGAGATTAAGAAGTTGGATGAAAAACATCCGATCATGAAAGAGAACTGTGATTTGGCAGAATGTGAGAAGTATTTCAACAATGAACCGCCGACAGTGAGCAATAGAAAAGTTGAACCCGGACAGGTGTACAGGCACTTCAAGGGCGAGACAGTAAAAGTCCTGTATATTGCACAGGATAGCGAAATGCCGGGACAGTTCAAGGTAGTTTATGAATGCTCTAATGGCGTGTGGTGCAGACCTTACGGAATGTTCGTAAGCAAAGTAGACAGGAAGAAATACCCGGATGTGAAGCAGAAGTATAGATTTGAGTTAGTGGAGAAGTAAATGCAAAAAGTAAATATTCTTGGAACGGAATACGAAATAATTAGAGAAGCGTTTGAAGACGAAACGATTGACGGCTTTTGCGACTATACAGCGCACATAATAAAAGTCAGAAATAATAATGTAAGCGAAGTTGGCGATTTTGAAAAACTTATGAAAAAACAGTTAAGACATGAAATCATACATGCTTTTCTTGCTGAAAGCGGATTACAGGCAAACTTTGAACATTATAAACAGTTCGGACATGAAGAAACAATCGTTGACTGGTTCGCCATTCAATTTCCTAAAATCATGAAAGTGTTTGAAGAACTGGGAGTACTGTAAGAAAGGGCATAGAAAAATATGAAAGATTATGTAGAAGTAAACGAAGAAAAATGTGGTGAAGTCCATAATTGCATGTGTGCAAAAGAAAAAGATGGTAAAATGTACTGCCGTGGGTGCGGTAGTGTCATTGCGGAACATATTAAAAATTCAAAACGCGCAAAATAATAAGTGATACTTTTTAGAGACTTTAACGAACTGTTAAGGTCTCTTTTTTATGCGTAAAATGAAAGCATAGAGAACAACAAATACTAATTTACAGGAGGTATGAGTATGAATCCATATATGCCATATACACCGTACATGTCACAGGATGCTTATATGCAAGACCAGATGGCATTACGACAACGGATAGACAACTTATCACAGGCTCAACAGCAATACAAGGCACAGCCACAGCCGAACGTGAACTGGATACAGGTAGCCGGAATTGACGGGGCAAGAAATCAGATTGTACAGCCGGGAACAACGGCTTGGATGATGGATAACAATGCACCATACTTTTATGTTAAATCCGTTGACGGTGTGGGAAGTGTGACGTTTAAAGCTTTTGAATTTCATGAGGTACAGGCGAACAATCCACAACCTGTAGTGGAAAACATGGACGCTAAGTACGTGACAAGAGAAGAATTCAACAAATTACTGGATACATTAAAACCTCAGCCGGAAGAACAGAAAGGGGAGCTGACGCATGAGTAATCCGTTAATGGGAATGATGGGCGGTATGCCGGGTGGTAACAGTCCATTAGGAATGATTCAAAGAATGATGGGGATGATGCAAAATGCGCAGAATCCCGGAGCAATGTTACAGAATATGGCACAGAGCAATCCGAACATCAAAAAAGCTATGGATATGTGCCAAGGAAGAAACCCGAAAGATGTATTTATGGAGATGTGCCAGCAAAATGGCATGAATCCAAACGATATTATCAATAAAATAAAGTGATATCCGGACGGAGTGCACACGTCTTGATAAATAAAAGAAAAGGAGAACCAACATGAACGAGGGATTAAACACACTTAGTGCTGCCGATGTAGCAGCAGTCACAAGAAACAACGATGGAAACATGTGGGGTGACGGTGGATGGTTCTGGATCATCATTCTTGCTTTCCTGTTTTGCGGTAACGGATGGGGAAACAACAACGGAGCACAGGACGCTTTTATCTCTGACGAATTCGTGAAAAGAGATATCTTTAACACAAATCAGAATGTGTCTAACACAGCTTGCGAGACACAGAGAGACGTATTAGAGAACCGCTATAACACACAGCTCGGCTTGCAGAACTTACAGGCTCAGCAGTCTCAGTGTTGCTGCAACACACAGAAAGAGATCTTACAGAGTAGATATGATGCAGCATTACAGGCACAGAACATGCAGGCACAGATGGCACAGTGCTTAAAGAGATTCTTTAAAGCCATAAGGAATCTGTTTACCAAAAAAGTAAACACAGTAGGCACTTACGCATAGTAATATGCGTTGGCAACCGGGAGAATTGCTGGAAAATCTAAGTTTACTTTTACTTTCGCATTAAAATAATGTATAATTAAAATATCAATAATACTTATGCGGAGGTAAGAATATGTTTTATGTATATGAATGGTTTATAGTTTCAACTGGAGAAATAATATATGTTGGAAAAGGTCATAAGAAAAGATATAAGGTTAGAAAGCACAATCGTCTTTTTAATGAAATGATAAAAAGATTTGAATGTGATAGCCGTATTATCAAAGAATTTGAAGACGAAAGGGAAGCTTTTCTTTACGAGGACATCAGAATTGCCGAACTGAAAAAGAAAGGTCAATGTGTATGTAATATCAACCGAGGTGGAACCGGCGGTGATACAGAGTGGTGGAACGAAAAAAGAAGAAAAGAATATTCTGAACATAATGTTATGAAATCTAAAAGTCAGAGACAAAGGATGTCTGAAAAAAATCCGATGAAAGACAAAAAAACAGCCATGAAAGTTGGGAAAACAAAGTGGAGAGGTGTAATGGTCGGAGATGAAGAATATGAAAGTCTGGCACAAGCCGCAAAACATTATGGAGTAACTGTTCAAGCCATATCGTATTGGTTAAAAAGAAAGCAGACACCAGATTTAAGACCTTGCTATTATGTCGGAGAAGAAAAACCTATTCCACACAAAATAAAGTATTCATTTTGTAAGCCAGTATATATTGATGGGAAACATTTTGAAAGCGTAAAGAGCGCAGCTGAATACATTAACGTAACGCAAAACTCTTTGATAGCAGCACTAAAAAATAATAGACCATGTAAAGGACATATTTGTAAATATGACAATCAGCAGCCTAGTCAGACGAATACCGATAAGAGTAGTTTGAAAGGTTCAGAGACTAACGAGTGAGGACGGAAACCAATAATCTCGACACGAGTACCCGGCTCCTACCCGAATGGTAGGATGAAGATATAGTCCGAACTATCGAGGAAACCGATAGAAATGTAGAATAAAGAGTCTACATGTTAACAAAATGGCTGTGACATTAAAGAAAGCATCTTAGCAGATGGACAGGCTACACGCCAGTTAATCCAGGATAACACGATTCAGAACTTGAGAGACAAGCTCGCTGATCGTGACAGAGATTTGCAGACAGCATATTGGCAGATTTCACAGGTATCACAGACCAATAACATTATTGATGCGGTGAGACCGACACCAAAACCGGCTTATATGTCTTGCAGTCCATACTTTGCGTATAACGCATTCGGTAATGGTTGCTGTGCAAGTGGGAATGTGATGTAAGTGAACGATATATCACTACTTGACTTTCTGACAGTGTACGGAGTTGCTTTGCAGATAGCGAATTTTAACAGCGATCTATCACAGGCGAGTAATTCTGACATCGAAAAACACTTGCATGAGCAAGACAGTAAGTACTTTTTGAAAATAATTGAAAACCAAAACAAAATCATAAGCATGTTGGAAGAATCCATATCTACGAAAAAGTAGTCTTGCGAAGATCAAAGAGAGTAGGCATGCGCTTGCTCTCTTTTTTAAGAAAGGAGAAAAAATATGTTAAATTCTATTGCTAAAAATGCTCAGACAGTAGTAACAAATCAGAATGTATTATTTACAGAAACAAGAGTGAAAAGCCGTAGATGTGCTTGTAACACAGGGTGGCTTGCACATGACAACGGCAGTGGACTTTTTGAAATCACAAACCGTGGAAATCTGCCAATGGCGGTCGAAGTTGAGTTTAACGGAAACGTTACGGCATCTGCAATAGGAGCGGTAGCGTTATCTATCAAACAGAACGGGGAACCGGTTTCTGGTACGGAAATGGACTATACAGTAGCAACGGCAAATGTGTATCAGAATGTCGGTGCAGCTACATTGATTGCAGTTCCGGCCGGAAGTAGCGTCACTATATCGGTTGGCAACGTTGGCACAGTTGACACATTGGTTAAGGATGCGAATATCATCATCAAAAAGCTCTCATAGAAAAGGGGTGAGTTTCTATGATTGATTTTAAAAGCAACCTAGATGTCAAAACTCCGAAAGAAATCTTTGCCGAAATCAATGAACGGTTTATTGGAGCAGTCATGATGCACGGACAGTTTGCGGACTACTTCGATTTCCTTGGCTTAAAAGGCTTTAAGCGGATGCATGAGTACCAGCATATTGCGGAAAGCTTGGAACGTAGGAAAGTGTGCCGATATTTTATAAACCATCACAATCAGCTTATTGATGATGTATTTGAGGGAAAAGTGAATGTTATCCCGGATGCGTGGCGAACGGCCAAACGGTTAAGCGTTGGGAAAAGCACAAAGCAGAAAGCCGTAGAAGATGGATTTGTTGAGTACCACAATTGGGAATCTGAAACAAAGGAAGTGTACGAACAGTACGCACACACGCTAAGAGAAAACGGCCATGTGGCTGATGCTATGTTCGTGGAATGTTTGGTAGAGGATGTAAGCGAAGAATTAAAAACTGTAGAATGTATGATTAACGACCTCATATCTACCGGATACGACATGGTATACATCACAGAAATCCAATCGGAGATTCACGACAAATACAAAAAGAAAATGAAAGGAATCGGGGTGTAATAAATGAGCGAGATAAAAAAGATTTTGGAAGAACAGCTTGAACGTGAAAAAGCATCTGCAAAGAAAGACTTAAATATGTCTAACTTACAGGCAATGTACATGATTACATCTACATTGTGCAATATGAAATCTTTGGAATGTGAAAGCGTACCGGGGATGATTGCGGATGCATCAGAAAACCTTATCAAGAAGTACAGTAACGGAAAGTACGATAAAAACATTGATGCACTATATGACCAGTACATTATGGCGAAAGAGATGTATCAACAGAACGGAGATCAGGCACATAGAGACAAACTGATGGAAAGTGTCGGGAAACTTATGGTAGAAGTGTACGACATGCTTTCCTCTATGGTGATGGATTCAGATTTTGCGGAAGAACGGAAAGAGATTCAAAGGCAAATCAAGAAGCTTGCGGAAATGTAAAAACATGGGTACGGAGTACTATATATATTAATGTTACGATATATACGGTGAATCACATAGGACATTTTCTTTTCTTGCTTGATACACCTCCTTTCAATAAAGCCTAATAGCGGAATGCTGATTAAAGGGCGGTCAAACGCCCGTTAGGCTTTCCCTTAAGGTTGCGGACTTAAGGAACCGTCATCTTATGTTACCTCTTAAAAATATAATATGATAAATTTTCATTCCGCAAAGGATAGTGCACAGTATGGTGCATGGATTCATATCCGGCTATCCTTTTTCTGTATAGAGTTAGTTGCGGAACAATATGCAGATTGACCGTCAAATAGCCGTAACAGTGGTTGGAACTGTATAGAGGGAACACTTACACCAACCACTAACGGGATATAGTTCAATGGTAGAACAAAAGTCACAATCAATCATCTCTTTAAAAAAAGACTTATGTCCACGGTTCGATTCCGTGTATCCCGATTACCCCGGCAGAGGTTCATCTGTCTGAATCCCTACCGCAGACGAAGCGGTTAATAAGAGACGTTGAGGAGGATATGCAACATGAAAAATATTATTCAGATTATCAAGGATGCTGGTCTTGAAATTACAGATGAGCAGAAAAAGACAATCGAAGATGCAGTGAAAGAGAATTACAAAAGCGTATCTGACTATGATAAGCAGACACGAAAAGTAGAAACTCTGACACAGGAACGTGACAACTTTAAAACGCAGTATGAAACAGCGAAAGAGACTTTGGATGGGTTCGAGGGAAAAGACTTCGATGCGATCACAAGAGAACGTGATGAGTGGAAGACAAAAGCCGAGAACGCAGAAAAAGAATGGAAAGACAAGCTTGATGCCAGTGAAAAAGAGTACAACCAGAAGATTGAAGAAAGAGACTTCAATGACGTTCTGACAAAGGCTCTTGCGGGCGAGAAATTCAGTTCTGATTTTGCCAAGACAGGAATCATCAACATGATTAAAGACAAGGGTCTGAAACGTGAGGGCGAAAAGATTCTTGGCCTTGATGATTACATGAAAGAGCTGAAAGAATCTCAGAAAGACGCTTTCGTGACGGATGGTAAGACACCGCCGGTGTTTACGACACCTACAGAAAAAGGTGGAAGTGAACAGAAAGCAGAGCCGTTTGTTCCTGGAACTGTTTGGTAAAACCATACTGTGAACCGGCTATCGATAGAGGATAGTCGTTGACCTTAAAGAATTAAAGGAGAACAAAAATGGCAGAAACAACAAGAATTACATCGTTAAATATGTTACTTGACCCAACTGGAAAAATGCTTCTTGCAGAAGAGTACGGAAAGGTCATTGAAAACGTCCAGAAGAACACTATTTCTGGAAAAATGAAGAATACCGAACTTTCCGGTGATCCATCAGCCGGAACCGTAGAAGCGAAGAGATTCGCAAATGCGACATCCAAGAATTACGGAACTGCCAGAGGTGCAGCTAAAGGTGATGGAGTAAAAGGAAAGCCGGTTACGATTCCGATTAATGTAGATAAGGAAATTGTAGAAGAAGTTGAACAGAAAGACGTATCTCTTCTCGGAGTAGAGGGACTTATCGCAAAAAGAACAGCGAACCATGCGCTTAGAATGATCGCAGAACTCGACACTGAGTTCTTCAAAGTTGCTGGAACAGATGCGACAGAAGTTGATCTGACAGGCATTACAGCTATTGAGGAACAGGCTGAAACCATGATTCAGCAGTGCGAAACTACCAAGAATGAATATGTGGACGGAGTACCTCGTTCTATGATGAACATGATCTGTACACCGAAATTCTACGGAAAAATCCGCACATATCTGGACAAAGTTACAGTGCCGGGTGTTGGCGTGGCTGACGAAGAGTTCTATGCTTATCATGGCGTAAAAACATTCTCATGCGTGCACATGCCGACAGACGTTGACGTGATCGTGATGGTGGATGGAGCTATCGCACAGCCTGTTAAATCCACACCATACAGTGCTGAGAAGATTCCTCTTTCAGAAGCATATGGCATCGAACTCTTTTACCACTACGGAACAAAATCTGTAATGCCTGACCTTATCTTCAAAAACAAGAAAGGTGAGTAAACATGAGACGGTTTGAAGACTTGGAAACAGGAAGAATCTTATCAACCGAGCATGAAACGAGTGCTCAGTTGATGGAAAACAATCCACAAAAATATAAAGAAGTCAGTGACGTAAAGCCAAAGACGAGATCGAATCCAAGAAAGTAGGAAAATTAGGTGAAACACTATGGCGTACACAGATTATAAGTTTTATACAAAAAAATTTTTCGGAAAAACAATTCCAGAAAGCGAATTTCGTGAATATGTAGAACGAGCCAGTGACTGCGTAGACAACTACACGATGGATCGCCTTGTTGATGGGCTTCCAGAAAATGAGCGAGCAGAAACAAAAGTTCAAAAAGCTGTATGTGCAGTAGCTGATGAAATGTACAAGATAGAGCAAGCTAAAAAAGCTTCTATGGATGCCATAGGAACCATACAGAGAGAAGATGGGACGGTCGTAAATAAGACCGTCTCTTCTGTTTCTTCTGGAAATGAAAGCATATCTTACGCTAACGGGAACAGCCAGAGCAATCGGTATACCTTAGCAGCTACCAATGTGCAAGAAGAGAAAAGAATACTTCTTGAAGCGGCGGTTAGCTATCTTTTTAACGTTACCGATGATAACGGAGTGTACTTGCTATATAGAGGGATTTGAACAATGGGAATTATTAAAAGATTATTTTGCAAACACAAAAAGAAAATCCATGCTGGAACGTATCTGGAAGATATCGGAAATGGGATAAAAGAAACAAGGCACATATGGAAGTGTGAAAAATGCGGTAAGAAGTTTTATTAACGAGAGGTGGTACCAATGTATGACAAAACCATAACTGTATTCAACAAATATGTGAATCAAAAGGATGAAATATTTTGGTATCCGACCGTAATTAAAGGTGTTCAACTCATTGTTGATAAATCCGCAAACATTGAAAAGACAGGACTTGATACGGCTGACACGGCAACGCTCCATGTTCTGTATCGCATGGTATCCGATGAAAAAGTAGTATCTGGCAAAAAGTATCTTGAGCCTAAAAAATGGGCGAAACAAATTAACGATACGCTTGGACATACCATCACATTTGCAAGCGGTGACTTTTTCATTGAAGGCGAACATGACGAAAAGATGATAGCAGACGAAGACTATCAGAGCCGGAGAGATGGTGGCTTTTATGATTATATGAACAAAAATCACGACAATGTATTCTTAATTACCAATGTCGGAACATACACACTTATCCCACATTTTGAGATAGGGGGAAAGTAAATGGCACGTAGCAGAATGTTCCATTTTCCGAACATCTCGATAGTTGAAGCTGACATCAAAGTGAATGTGAATCTTGACCGATTCGAAAAGCAATTCCAAGATGCTCAACTTTGGTTAGATGAACAGGTATGGACAGGCACAAAAAAGTATACTCCACAAAGAGACGGGATGCTGATTGATACTACTAGTGTGCAGAATGAATCCATGAAAGGTAGTGGAAAGGTTTATGCCGGATATGGTCCTTACGCAAGATTTTTGTACATGGGAAAAGTTATGGTAGACCCGGAAACAGGTTCGCCGTGGGCGAGACCGGGGGCGAAAAAGGTGGTAACAGACCGTGATATTCAGTTCTCGAAAGAGCCAAACCCTTTTGCAACAGACCATTGGTTTGATTCTGCTAAAGATGAATTTGGTGATACATGGGTAAAAGGAGTGAAGAAACGTGCAGGCGGTGGATAGTAAAAAAACAGTGAAATACGATGTTGACGGATACGACATTGTAACAAATGCACTTAAAGATTTGCTGAATCAGTATCCAGGATTGGAAACCGGAGAAGTGTTTAAATTCTCCACTCTGAAAGAAGATGATGGAATAGCATTCTATCCGGTATCCGGTGCGGTGATTGCACAGGAAAAAAAATCGGTAACAGGTAAGGTGAATCAGCTTTGCAACTACCCATTCTATATCGTGTACAGGACATCCCGTGATTCTCCGAATATGAAAGCGGATATCAAGGAATTTCTTGATAGTGTAGGTAAATGGCTGGAACGACAAACAGTCGTGATTGATGGCGAAAAGCATAGGCTTACATCTTACCCAGCACTTACAGAAGAACGAAAAATAGAAGAGATTACAAGAATCACACCATCATATCTTGACAAGACTTACGAAAACAATGTGCAAGACTGGGTGATTAGTATGTCTCTCAAATACAGAAATGTATTCATAAGAACTAATTAACCGGACATCAATTGGAGATGTTCGCTGACCGTAAAAAGTTAACGGTAGAAAGGATTTTAATATGGGAAATCTTAGTAGAGAAGCACTCGCACATTATCTGGACTATAGTTTCAAGCAGACACCAGCAAGTGCTACGTGGGAAATCCTTGGTGATGACATTGACGATATGTCGGTTGATCTGAACCCGGATACAGAGACAAAGAAGAACATTCTTGGTCAGACAAAAACAACAGATAATGGATATGAACCGTCTATGGATGCAGATACATACTATGCAAACCCGGACAAAAAGCTGTATCCGAAAATTAGGGATATTGCAATGAAACGATTAAAAGGAGCGGACTGCAAAACACTTATGTTGGAAGTCCTTGTGGAAGATGCAAGTGCGGAAAACCACCTTGCATATGTCGAAGAGGTTATGGTAAAACCTCAGTCTTATGGTGGAGATACATCTGGCGTAAACATTCCGTTTAAAGTATCTTCTGACGGTAAGAGAACAGAGGGATATGTAAGTGCTACTTCGCTTGCTTCTGGCAATCCAGAATTTACAGCCGGAGCAATTCCACATAGTCTTTCTACAGGAAAAGAAGTACTGTAACGATTTATTAATAGGAGGAATAATATGAGCAACAAGTTACCAAAAAAAAGAAATGATAGCGAACTGGTTATTAAGATAAATGATGGCCGAGTCAAAATTCCGATCAAAAACCAGTTTGGTGAAACTCTTGGAAGTATAGTGTTTGCACCGACTGACACTAACATTGTTGACAGATACGAAGAAGTCGTTCGATTTTGGAAAAATTACAAGATGCCGGAAGATGACAGCATTGAAGCTGCCAGAAAAGCAGAAAAGGAAATTGCAGAGAAAATGTCTTATCTGATTAATGGAGATGCAGAAAAAGCGTTTTTCCAGGTTCTCGGACCGTTTTCACCAATGGATGATGGAAGAATTTTCCTCGAAATTGTAATTGACAGCGTTGCAAAAGTCATTGAAACAAAACTGAACACAAACGTAACAAAGGTACAGCGCCGTGTAAATAAGTACGTGGCCAAGTACCATAACTAATGGATGTCTGGAAACTTCCGAAATCCGTTAACGTAAACGGCAAAGAATATCGAATACGCTCAGATTACAGAGCCGTGTTAGATATTCTTTGTGCTATTAATGATCCCGATATAGTAGCCGGAATGTCAGAGGAAGAAAAAAACTTGGAGATATACACAACGATTCTGGCTATATTCTACGAAGACTTTGATAATCTTCCAACGGAAGACTGGGAAGAAGCTTTAAAGACAGCGAAAGAGTTTATCGACTGCGGATTTAAGGGAGATAAGAAAAAACCGCAACTTATGGATTGGAAAAAAGATGCAAAGATTCTGATTCCGGCCATTAATAAAGTGGCACATGAGGATATTCGTGATAAAGAGTACTTGCATTGGTGGACGTTCATGGGACTTTTCATGGAGATTGGAGAATCTCTATTCAGCACTATCACTAACATTCGTGAAAAAGTCTCGAAAGGGAAGAAATTGGATAGTTGGGAAAAAGAATTCTATTCTAGCAACAAAGAACTTGTTGATCTTAAAGCGACACCAGAGCGAAGCGAAGAAGAAAAAGAAGAATTAAGAAGAATATTCGGACTCGTAAATAATTAACCGGGTATCATGTGGAGATACCCGCTGACCGCAAATATTTAGCGGTAGAAAGGACAATACATGACAGAAGATGGAAGTATTGTTATTAACACAAAAATCAGAACTGATGGCGTAAAGGCGGGTTCACAAGAAATTGAAGCTGGATTACGAAGAGCAGCAGACAGGGTGAATAATTTGGGAACGTCTGCAAAAAACGCCATCAACAAGCAAATAGATGCTTTTGCAAAACTGAATAACGAATACAGCGCACAAGAACAAAAGGTAGAATCGTTACGGCAAAAGGTAGCATCCTATGCAAATCAGAACATTCCTACTACGGAATATAAGAAGTTACAGGATGAGATAAAAACCACTACGGAAAAAATGAACCAACTCATAAAGGCACAAGAGTGGTTTGTTTCTAATGGTGGAGATATCAATTCTAATATATATAAAGATCAGCAACGTACTGTGAATGAGTGGTCAAATTCGATCGAAAACGCTAAAAATAAATTGGCTGATTTAGAAAAAAGTGGCAAAGCGTTTAAAGAAATTAAGAGTGTAGAAGCTCCGCAAGCCGAAGTTGAAAAACTTGCTGCTGCGGAAAGAAGACTTGCTGACATGCAGAACAGGTTGAATACATCGTATTCTGACATAAAAAACAAACTCGGAAGATATGACATGGAATTACTCTCCCTTAAAGATAAACTCTTTGGCGTTAATAATGCGAATAAAAAGACAGAAAACTCTAATTCAAAGTTAAACAGATCATTTAAAAACACGAGTAAATCAGCCGGATCAGCAAGAATGAGTATCGGAAGAATGCTTACGATGTCTGTATTGTTTAGCAGTGTTTTTCGAATTCTTAGTGCTCTTACACAAGGGATTATTGGTGGATTTAACAATCTTGCTCAATATTCCAAAACCACAAACGCAAATATATCTACTTTGTGGGGAAGCCTTATAAGATTGCAAAACGCATTTGCTACAGCTTTCAGTCCGATTCTGGAAGTTGTGACACCGATACTGTCACGATTCATTGACCTTATCAGCACAGCCATAACCTATGTAGGAATGTTTTTCGGGTATCTTGCCGGGAATAAAACATACACAAAGGCACTGGCAGTACAAAAAGATTATGCTGCCAGTCTGGACAAGACCGCCAAGTCTACGAAGAAAGCCACAAAAGCAGCGAAAGACTACCTGTCACCCCTTGATGAAATTAATCGTTACACAACAAATAAGGATACCGACACAACACCGTCTGGATCCGGTGCAAACGGAACACCGATCAGCAAAATGTTTGAAGAAGTTCCAATAGATGCACCGCCAATTTTCGAAAAAATCAAGGATGTGCTGGGGCAGATATTCCAACCGTTCAAAGAAGCGTGGGAACGTGAGGGAAAGAACACAATTGATGCTGCTAAGTATGCATTGTCGGAGCTTGGAGCACTGGCAAAGAGTGTCGGCAGTAGTATGTTGGAAGTCTGGACGAATGGTACAGGCACACAGATACTGTCTACCATGTTACAGATTGCACAGGGACTGCTTACAACGGTCGGGAATATCGCAAGGCAATTAGATATAGCTTGGAATAAAAACGCCGTAGGAACGGCCATTATACAGGCTATAGCAGATGCTTTCCAAAAGGTACTTGATATCATCAATCGTCTTGTGTGGGATACGGCTCAGTGGGCGGGATCTTTGGACTTTTACCCGTTGCTTAATTCGATTAAGAATCTGTTTGAATCTATGTCACCACTGATAGAAGCTATTGGAAGTTTCTTAGAAAGATTGTATACAAACATTATATTACCGATGCTTACATGGCTGATAGAGAGCGGTCTTCCGGCGCTTATTAATGTACTTGCTGGCTTGTTTGATTTCCTGGGTGAACATCAGTGGATTGTTGATGCCATTGGTACAGCATTAGTTACAGCGTTTGCTACATCAAAGATAGTTCCTTTAATTGCAACTATATCAAGCGCAGTTCTTGGATTTGCTGGACACATAGGAACATTAATTGACATTCTAAAAGGCGGTGGTGGATTAATTGGCGTTATCGGTCAAGTAGTTTCTACGTTTGGCATTGTTCCTATTGCAATAGCAGCAGCAATAGCAGCAATCATATTAATAGCTACTCACTGGGATCAACTTAAAGCTGTAATGTCAAAGCTTATAGACTGGATAAAAGGGGTATTTGCCGTTGATTGGAATGCTCAACTCGGAGTATTTGGCGAGGGAATAGAAGTTTTATTAAGTACCGTGAAAGGTGTTTTTGACAGTATAAAGCAGATATGTTCTGGATTTATCTCATTCTTTAAATTAGTTTTTACAGGTCAATTCAAGGCTGCCGGAAAAGAATTATTGAACATTCTTCGAGCCGAAGCAAATATGATCTATTCGATATTCAAAACCCCGGTCAATGAGGTTATTGCTTTGTTTAACGCGATGGGACAGGTGATTGTCAAAGCAATTAATAATCTGATTGATGGATTGAATCATATTAAGGTGCCGGATTGGGTTCCAGGTATCGGTGGTAAAGGAATCAATCTTTCCCATGCGAACTTCACGAGGGTTCCTTACCTTGCACAAGGGGCGGTTATTCCGGCCGGAAATCCGTTCTTGGCGGTTCTTGGTGACCAGACAAAGGGAAACAACTTGGAGATGCCGGAGAATCTGTTAAGAAAAATCGTAAGTGAAGAAAGCGGTAAAGGTACAGGAATGATAAAACTTGTGGTAAATCTGGACAGCAGAACGGTACTTGAACAGCTTATTAATACAGCAAAAGAGATGCAGATGTCCAACGGACAGAATGTATTCGAACTCGGGAGGTAGGTAAAATGGCACAGCAAGTGATTAAGATTAATGGTCGGACTATTCATCAGCCAGACACATTCAAATTCAGCTTTGCCACTACCTCTACAGAGGGAACAGAGCGATTAATGAGTGGCGTTATGTGCAATGAACCGATGTTCACGGTAGAATCTTACGCTTATGAGGGAAGTGACATAAGTATATCGGAAATGGCAAACCTTTTGCAGATGATTGTAAATCAGAGACAGGTGCAACTATATTATTTTTCCGTGTATTACGGAAGATGGAGAGAAGCACCGTTTTACGTCACACAAGGAAGTGTAGATATCGGGACATTAAAAGAGGGAGAAGAAAAGTACAAATCCCTTAGTTTTAACATAATCGGGGTGAATCCAATATGATACACATTAGCAATGCATATAAGAAAGCTATATACGGACGTAGTGACTGGTATCCATCTGCAAGGGTTACTTTCTTAGATGGCACAGTGTTAAATCTTGGCCGATCCGAATTTTTAATATCTGGCAACAACATTGTTGATGGAGCTGGTACACAAAGCTTGCCACTCGGTAATGTTGTGTCCAGAAAAATTACAGTAAAGCTGTATAACGCAGATGACAGATATAGAGTTCATAGCTTTCTCGGTGCCAAGATAACATTGTACAAGTCAATTAGCACAGATATGGGTGATCTGACTATAAAAAGTGGCACTTATACCGTAATTGACCCGGAAAGCTATGGGGATACCGTAAGCTTTTCGGCTTATGACGATGCATACAAACTTGACAGAGATTATACCACACATTTAACGTATCCACTCAGCTTAAAGGATATTCTGAAAGATTCTTGCAGAACGTGTGGTGTGCAGATGGATGTTACCTCGTTTTCTGATGATAACATCATGGTAAAGGAAAAACCTACAAATACCACTCACAGACAGGTGATCGGATGGATTGCAATGATTGCTGGCGGGAATGCGTGGATGAATGCAGATAACCATTTACAGATTTCACAGTATGATATGTCTCTTTTTGATAATATTGCGGACATTGACGGTGGATGGTTTGACGATCCGAGACAGAATTATGACGGTGGTCAGTTCGAAACAGACATGATATCAGAAAAGTATTCAACTTATGCGGAGATGTCTGGCGGTACATTCTCAGAAGACATTAGCGAGTATTACTACGATGACTTGGATTGGAGTTCCGAAAAATATTCAAGCGGTTCGAATGTTGACGGTGGATGGTTTGATGATGGGTTGGAACTTCTTACAGATGATTCTTATGGAATTATGTACAGGTCCGTTGAAAGAAAACAAAAAAACGCATATCAGTTGATCGGGAAAAAAGATAATTTGTTCTTGCTTAAAAATGGAAATGTGCTTGGAGTACATTCCGTGGATGTGGAAGAAGCAAGTGGATACATTCTGACGGATGCCACGAACGTGTATACAAGCGGTGACATTTTGGATGATGGTAATTTCAAATTGGTTGATAATTTCCACTTTTTAACCCAGTGGAAGACTGGGCTGACAACAGGAGTAGAGCCTATAGTTATCACAGGAATCCAAACTACAGAGAATGAAAAAACGTACACATATGGTTCTGAGGGATACATATTGAGTATAGAGAATTCACTAATCAAAGATAAGAGCTTACTGGTTAATACAGTCGGAGCAAAACTTACGGGCGTATCATTTATGAATTTTTCCGGCGAACATCTTTCTTATCCTCTTGCAGACTTTATGGATCTTGCCTATGTTATTGACAGGAACGGAAAAGTAAACAAAACCATCTTGACTGATATTACTTTTAACTTCCTCGGGTTTACTTCGCTGAAATGTTCGGCCGAAAATGCAATCAGAAATAGCAGTAAGTACGTGACTTCTGAAACGAAAGCAATACAAAAGGCCTCTGCAATGGCTGACAAAAAAATCAGCAAATACGATGAAGCTGTTCAATCTCTTACGGCATTAATGACACAAGGGATGGGATTTTTCAAGACGGAAAAGATACAGGATGATAAATCCATTGTATTTTATCTCCACAACAAAGAAAAACTGGAAGATTCGAACATTATCTGGAAAATGGTCGGGGATGCTTTTGCGGTATCTACAGATGGTGGCAAAACATGGAATGCCGGACTTGATTCTAATGGAAACGCAGTAGTTAATGTACTTTCTGCCGTAGGTATTAACTGCGATTGGATACACTCTGGAACACTTACGCTTGGCGGTTATAACAACCAAAATGGTGTACTTTCGATGCAAGATTCGGCCGGAAATGAAATAGGGAGATGGAATAATCAAGGTGTGTATGCAAGAGGACATTATGTATCCGAAGATTCTAGCGGAAGAAAACTAGACATCCATAACGCAATGATAGATATGTATTCATCCGGAGGAGAATATGAAGGGCACGTTTCTTCGGCAAGCGGAGGAATAGAAGTAAGAGATGGATATGGAGATTATGTAAGAGTAAATGGTGGATATGCGCAACTTCATGGGGCCAATGGAACACAAATAGGTACAGATGGTACACTTCTTATTTCTGCAAAAAAAATAACCATTAACGGTGATACGGCAAAAACTGGAACGGCCGTATTCAGTGATGGAAGTTATTTGAAATTTAAAAATGGAAACTTGATTGGTGGAAGAACAGCAAGCGGTACGACATTTTAAGGAGATAGGTATATGACAAAAACAGAAAGTGCGGTTCAATGGGCTATCAGAATAGCCAACGACAACAGGCATGGCTACAGCCAAGCGAATCGTTGGGGGAATCCAGATTATGATTGCTCATCACTCGTAATATCTGCATGGCAGCAAGCCGGAGTTCCAGTAAAATCAAATGGAGCTACTTATACGGGAAATATGTACAATGTTTTTCGTGCTTGCGGATTCACGGATGTAACGGCAAGCTGCAACAGAGCCACTGGTGCTGGAATGCAAAGAGGGGATGTACTACTAAATGTTAAATATCACACTGCAATGTACATCGGTGGTGGTCAGATGGTGCAAGCATCATCTACAAGAGGACATCCAGAAGCCGGGGATCAGACGGGAACAGAGATATGGGTGTGCAGATATTATAATTATTCGAGAGGATGGGATTACGTTTTACGGTATACAAAAGGCGGTTCTGCTGGCGGTGGAGGGACACCGACACAACCATCTGGTGTTTCTCTTGTAAGATGGATCCCTGGATAGAAAGGAGAAAATATGGCTATACAGATGCGTAGGGGACTACTTGCAGATTTTGACGCAAGTAAGATGCTCCCCGGTGAATTTGCGGTAACTATAGACGAAGTGGCCGAAAACCAAAAAGTATTTATCTGTTTTTCAGCCGGAACATTTAAGACGTTGGCTACAAGAGAAGATTTTGAGCAAGACTTGGCGAATATCCAACAGGCTATCGAAGACGCAAGAGAAGCGTCAAAGACAGCGAATGAAGCTATCGACAAGGCTAACCAAATCATAGCCGGAAAGGTCGGAATCGATGATACACAGTTGAGTGGATCCACAGTGTATTCTTCGGAAAAGACAGATCAGCTGTACGTTAAAAAAACAGAATACGACAAACTTGTTGAAAAAGTAAACTCTTTGGTAAGCGATTTGTCGAATGCTCTAGTAAGTAGGTGATAGTATGGACCAGATATACATTGAAGCGTTGAACGAAGCGAAAACATTGTCAGATAATGATTACTTGCTCATAGAAACAAGCACAGAAGATCTAAAGATTTCTGTCGGGACTTTAAAACAACTGCTTTCCGTTGCTACAGCGGATAAATTAACAAATCCGTTTGAACTAACTCTTTCCGGCGATGCTACAGGGACAGCAACTATAGACGGCAGTGAATCTGTTGATATTGATGTGTCTCAAATCAAAGCAACTTCGCTGAAAAACGATATTAAAATCAATGGTACACCGTTTGATGGTCAGGACGGAATAGTAACTGACCAATGGGGGAAAGAAAGACAGATTACTATCGGTGGATGCAGTAGGAGCGTAAATGGCGAATCTGATATTGAATTTCCGGCAAACGAAGTCTTTTCAGGATCTGGACAGCCTTACGTCCCGACCGCTGGTGGAGCTATGACAGGAGATTTAAAAAGGAACATTAATGATGCTGATTATACTGTTTACAGTGCTACTACAGAAACGACAGAATCTGGAACGTCTGTAAATATTAAATTTGGAGATGTTAATGCAAATCCAGTCATGCTCGGATTAAGCCAGCCAATTTGGAACAATGGCATAAATGTAAAAAAACTGCTTACAGAGGACGATATTTACGAGTTAGAAAGACGTATTAGTGAATTAGAAAGTATGGCTACACAAACATTATTTATTAAGGAGGAAGATATAAATGGCTGATGAAAAAGCGCAGAAAATCTATGGAAAATATATAAAAGAACTTCCACAAGTTACAGAAGTAAATGATACAGATGATATCATCGTTGAAGATTCTACACCGATTACAAATCGAACAAAACTTGGTGTTATTTTCGATACGATTAAAAGCAGAATTGCATCTACGTGGAAGTTTTCAGAATTAGGGAACAAAACAATTCTGACGTATATTACGGAATTAAAAGCAAAAGCCCCAGTATTTGGCACAACGTCTCTTATCGAAACACCTGCAAATACTTACAAAGATACTACTGTAAAATTCGGAAAAACTTTTTCAAAGGCTCCGACTGTACTTGTATCTCTTTCCGGTGGATCACAAAACACAAAATCGTTCGGAGTGCAGGTTTTAAGTACGACCACCAGTAGTTGCGTTATTCGTACTGTTAACGGAAACAATTCAAGTGTGTCTATTATTGTTAACTGGTGCGCATTAGCCTAAAAATGTGGGGAACATTGCCAACCGAAAAACATGAGATGATTTCCTTATCAAACAGGGAAGGAGAAAAAAATATGGCAGCTATGAGCGAAGAAACCATGTGCGAAGTGATCAAAAGCTGTGCCTACGGTTATACCGTAAACGAATTGGCAGAACACTACAGCATGGAAAAAACAGATGCAGAAAAGTTTGTGAAAGATCATGCATCAGAGATTACAGAAACGAAAGAACACTTAAAACAGGAGGGATATATTGAATAGGATAGTCGATGTTTCTGAACATAACAGGAACATCGACTGGGCGAAAGTAAAAGCATCCGGCATTGTAGGTGCTATCATCAGATGCGGATATGGACAAGATCAGACAGGACAGGATGACAAAAAATGGCTGAGAAATGTATCTGAATGTGAGCGTCTTGGCATCCCTTACGGTGTATATCTGTATTCTTACGCAAAGACTACAGGTGCGGTACGGGGAGAAATCAACCACGCATTAAGACTTCTGAAAGGACATTCCCCAGCATGGCCTGTATATTTTGACAGCGAACAGCCGGGAACACAGGGCGTTGCAAAAGCCAATGCAAAAGCATTTTGTGACGCAATGGTGGCACATGGATATAAAGCCGGAATCTATGCATCTACATCTTGGTATAAGAACTATATCGGTCAGACATGGGGATATTCTCTGTGGATTGCATCTTACGGCTCTAAATCTGCCGGAGTAAACGGAATTGATATGTGGCAGTACACGTCAAAGGGTTCTATTCCAGGCATTCCAGGTTATGTGGATGTGAATTATGTGTATAAGAATCTTGGTGGTACTGCAAAGCCTGTGCAGAAACCGAATTCTACACAGACCACAACAGCAAAACCGACAGATGAATCTTGGAAAGGTGACAAGCGTTATTATCTTAACAATTCCCGTGTTGGAGAATGGCAGAAAGCCATGAACATAGGATTTGACACTAAAGTATTATCTGAGGATAACAAATTTGGTGTCGGCTCACAGGATTTTGCTAAAAAACACATCTTATGGTCGGGGCAGACGCACAACTGTATCACGGCTATCAGATGGCTTAGACGCACCCTCAGAGACGTATATGGCTTTACAAAGCTGTCTTACAATGAGGGATGGACAGGTTATCTGACAACATGTGTGAAGAAGTTTCAGAACAACAGGAAGCTTACACCGGACGGAAAAGTAGGACTTATCACGACCTACTGGCTCTTATCCGGCATCGTAAAATAATATAAGAGCATTACACTTTACATACAATACCAAAAATCCCACTACTGTTTTCTCGCCAGTAGTGGGATTTTGAATTATTTATTAATTACATATTTTATATCTTTTGTTGACCAGAAATCCGGTGCAACATTAATTTCGAAATTCTTAAAATCTGTAGGTACTTGATATACGATGATTCCATTCATCTTCTTCCCAGAAGCAACTGATCCGTCTAATTGCGTCTTTCCCTCTGCTTCTGGTGCTTGCTGTCCGAGAATGTCTTGATTCAACGAATAATCATCGCAATAAGCTTCAAAGTTCGCTGCAGAACTAATATTGATATCTTTGGATGAATTGTTCTCGATGTTAAATTCAAGTATCAAAAACTCTTTTCCATCATCCGGTTTCACATATTCACTTCCGGCTGATTCTGTAGAACTTACTAATGTTACATTAACGTCTTTAAGAGATACTGTTTCACCGACCTGAAATTCTTTTTTCTCATCCACTGTTCCCGATTGAGAACTTTCATCGTTTTTACCAGAAGAAGAGCTTACTTTTTTGGGTTCACTTTTGTCTCCTCCTGCCAACGATCCTATAGCTCCAATTACTACGAATACTCCGAACACTATAAGTATAGTTTTGAGACATCCACCTTTTTTCTTTTTCACTTTAATTCCTCCCTCATTATATAGTATGCTATGATTATATTCTATTAAGTATTTTTCTTTTTTTTTCTTCGTATTCTTGCTTATTGATTGCTCCACAGTCAAGAAGTTCTTTCAATGTTTTTAACTGATTTAGATCATTTACAATTTCTGCGGTAGATTCTGGTTTTTCACTTATCTTTTTGTTTAGAAAATCCATAAATTCTTTATATCTTTTTTTGTAATCTTTTCCTACAACCGAAAGAAGTAAAGAATTTGGATCATTTTTAACCGTCTTCTTCCAGCCTTTGTCCATCCATTTTATTTGCTTGGCCTGTTCTCCCGGAATTATAAATTGTATATATCCAGGTCCCCACCAAACACTTGGTTCCTTGCATGTTATACCGCTAATGTTTTGATAATAGAATTTTCTCCCTTGTTTTCGAGAATCTGTTACATACATAGGAATAATCTCTACATATTCATCACAAGCAACAAGTTTCCCGAAAAAGCTATCTAATTCCAAGACCTTTTTATTCTGCATATAAGTACCTCCGCATACATAGTATGCTATCTTCTTAATACCGCAATCACAACTCCAAACCTTACCCATTGTTCCATGTCTTCAAAACTATTTGGATCAACTTCTATGACATCACCGAAGCCGTTGATCGGGACTAACTTTATCTTACCTCTCTGCACATACCGCCTTATATACGCACGTCCTGTTTCTTTGTGTATAATAATCACGGTATCACCGTTTCTTGGCACTCTTTTGGATATGCAGATGATATCACCCTTTACATATACAGGGAGCAAGTGGTTGCTCGTTATCTTTATGCCACAATGTAATGTCTCACCGTACTTTTTTATGTATTCCGGGCAGTATATCCGTTCTTCGTGTGAAGAATCCAATATCATACCGTCAGCCATCTCACCAGTGGGGCATAGAACATCCAACATGTTTTCGGGATCCGTTTCCAATACTTTCATAGAGATTTCATAATCCATCTTACCAAGAATATACGCACGTTGTCTGTCGGTCAATTGCCTGTACTTTCCCAATACCTCGTATTCCTTAGAAGAATACCCTAAGAGATCAGGGATAGATTTATGAGTTAGTTCCGACAACCTTAGTGCTAAGAAAACGTCAAGATTATTAGTCTTCCGTGAAACGATGTTTTTGTATGTAGACACAGACACACCCAGCATCTTAGAAAAGAGAACTTGCGTAAAATCAAGGCTTTTCCGCTCTTCTTCGATGTTATGTGCGAAGTTATCCAACATTTCATTTTTTGTTAGCATTATGTCACATCCTGTCGAAAAGGCTAATATCTTGGCTATTTTTCATCTTTTTTGTAAGAAAAATACGATATTTTAGCCAACATCTTGACTATGGTTTTAAGTTATAATTTATTTAAGTATTACAATGTATCATTATAAAACAAAAATGGCACTTGTCAAGCCATTGATAGGAGGTAATCTAATGGGAAAGGACGAAATGAACAGCAAGAGCAACAAAACATGGACTGATACTTATGAAAACGAAATCAAGCGGATGATAAAAGGAATCCGTGACCCACGCCTAATGCGTTACATCTATCTTGTGGTAAAAGATGCTATCAGCGAAAACATTGACAGATAGAAAACATATGTTCTGCAATGTAAGTAATCGCTACTGGAATGACGTGTCGGATATTGGAGGGATTTATGTGGACGAAGAAAAACGCAAAGAAGAACTTGTTAAAATGATAGAAAGCATAAAAGATGCAGATACAATCAAGTATCTGCATACATTCATAAAAACTTTTTTGGAAGAGTGGGGTTAATCCTCGCTCTTTCTTTTTAACATTGAATCGACCATATCAATAATAATTTTTCTGTCTCTTTCGGTTAGAAGAGCTATCTTTTTTAGAAGTTTAGCGTCTTGCTCTGCTAAACTTTCTGGCGGTGCGTCCATTTTTTTCATTGGTACATCAAACCCCATAAGCCATAACGGCTCAACTTTTAGCACCTTTGCCATTTTCCCACTACTTATGTTCGATGGCGCATGCATACCGCTTAAATATTGGCTGATAGAAGCTTTTGAGACTTCACTTTTTTCGGCTAATTCCTGTGGTATCATATTATTGTTATCCAAGGCTTTTTTTAGTCGTTTCGCTGTGATTTCATTCTTCATTTGTATACCTCCTTTCTTCTATATGGTAACATAACAAAGTTAAACTTTCAACACTAAAAGTTTAATTATTTTAAACTAAAGTGTTGACAAAATAGTTAAATGGCGTTAAACTATAGTCAGAAACAAACGAAAGGAGGAAAACAAATGCCTTACACTTATAACAAACTTAGAGGTAGAATTATTGAAAAATATGGTTCGCAGTCAGCTTTTGCCGATGAAATCGGAAGAAGCCAAGTATCTGTATCAAGAAAGTTGCAGTGTAAATCCGAATTTTCACAAGAAGATATGAACACATGGGCGAGATTCCTTGACATTGGGTTAAGTGAATATGGGGTATATTTTTTTACCTAATAGTTTAACATCGTTAAACTATGATTTGGTATTAGGAGGTAAAAAGTGAATACAGGAGGTGATAGCGTGGAATACAGTCCATTAGGCAATGGAAAGCCAATATCCCAGAAAGTGAGCGGTAATTGTGTAGAAACTACTTTCGAAAGAACGAACGGATTGAAGTCAGAATACGAGATTTATGTAGACTGGACGAATCCGAATCAGATAGCAGAAGTTTCATTTCAGTTGCCTTTCCACGATTGGAAGATACTTGAAAACTCTGAGGTTTGGAAAAATCTGGATGAATTTTTGGCGGGAGTTCAAACCGAATATATTCCGAAGTACCACCGAGACCCACCAACTGTAGAGGAAAAGGTTGTGTATAGAAATCTTTTAGGGCGGGTACGTGTCTACGTTCGTGATAAATTGACTCAGCAATAGCACGTTCTTTTGAACACGAATAATGTTCGCCATCGTAAATATAAGAGATGTTCACAATGGAAATAGCAGTGGTGGAATGATTGATAATTTCGAAATGGACAATCAAATCATGGTCTTCGTTTAGCGTATATCCCAACGGAATAAATTCTACTTTCTTTCGGGATTGGAATATGCTCTTGGCAGTACCGACAGCACCGAAAACTGCGATAGCAAAAGTTACATTTTCTCTTGTGAATAATTCTTGCATGAAATTAAAAATTGTGTGCATTATACAACCTCTTTTCTTTGGTATTTGAAAAATTATAACACAAAAAGGGGTGATAACAAAGATGATAACTGCATCGGTTATTTGCACGGTATACGGGATAACTGCATTGATTGTGGCGTTTATCGTAACAGAAATCGAAAAACCGTTCTGGTTGTTCTTGAGAGTGCCATATTTGACTTGCAGTTCACAGATGTCAATAAATCTGGCAATGGCATTACTTCTGTTTTACTACATTGGACAAGTCAATGCATAACATAAATTGAATACAGGGAGGTGACAACATGGAACAGGACAAACTTTTAAAAGTAGATAACACCATTGAAAAACTGTGTAACTTTTTGCAGAAAGAAACAGAACGTGTTGCATCTATTTATGAAAGTCAGGAATTGGCCGAAATGACAAAAGCTCTGGCTGAGCTGATGTCTGCCAGAGCAAAGTTTAATTAGTTTTCCTTTTCACTAAGGGCAACTAATTTGTTGTAGATTTCCTGCATGAATTCAGCAACACGTTCTCCACCGTCTTTATTCGCAGAAGCGTTGGAGTTTGAAAGTTTGGCTACGGTAATCTCAACTGTTTTATTGATTAAATCTTGATTTCTGGTCATAAAATACTCCTTTCTGGATTACTCGGCATGGCAGTGCCTGTATGAACAGTATAGGAGAATCCAGAAGAAAAGACAAGGAGAGCGATGGCAAAGATGAAAAGAAAGATAGATCAATCAACTGTGGCAATAATCATCGGAGTTACATCAATCTTGATAAATCTTATATTTAGCGGAAAAGACTTATTAAGAAATGTACGTTGGTTATTATCATATTTGGCTTAGGAGATGAAAAATGAAAGAATATGAATTTTGGATATTATGGCTTATGTCAATTGTGATGCAATTACAAATTCAAATTATCAACAAGAGACTTGAGATTATAAAACAGTCATACAACATTACTGGAAAAAAGATTGAATGGTAGATAAAAAAGTCAGAAACATCCGGCAACGTTGCAAGACAAAAAAGGCAGTATAAAAGCCTAAAAATATTTATTTTTCAATGTATTCAAATTATTGGAAAGGTAAATGCGAAAATGGTAGTTGATTTTTGGTCAAATCGCAAGCCGCTTAGCAAGCCACAACCCTTGAAAAATAAGGGGAAAACGGCAACTGGTCGCAAGCCAAATGACACTCAGATAACAATCAATTGACAAGCCAAAATTAAAGAAATTTTCAAAAAATCGAAAATTTTGACAAGCCAGTTGACAAGCAAATGACAAGCTAAAACCCTTGAAAAATAAGGCAAAACTGCTTGTCAAGTGAAAACGGTTAGCAAGCCACATAACAATCAATTAACAATCAATTCGCAAGCCAGTTGACAACAATAGAAGAATATAAAGAAGAATAAGAATAAAAAGAATATAGATATATGTCAGACACAATCGGTCTGACGATAAAAGGGACATAAAAAGTGCCCCGCTGGTACCGACATACCAGACAGGGCGGTGTACCGCTAAAGAACACTTAGCGAATACAGGTTAATTATAACACATTCTCCTGTAATTCGCAAATCTGAGGAACAGGAGGAAAAGCACACATGACAATGGCAACAGAGATTATCCGTAAGCTGAAAAGAAAAATAATCTTTTGGCGTTGCTTATGGTTTGTCACATTCATCGCAATGCTGATACTTATGATCGGGTAGGAGGTAGAGAGCATGGAAGACAAGCTTAACTACTACAGAATAGCACTTGTGGTAACACTATACGCATTGGCGGTTATGATAGCCGGATGTGTATAAAAAAAAGAGTGCCGATGGATAAAATCCAATCAAGCACTCAGAAAAACATTCAAGAAAATTATAACACATGAAAGGAGATTTGAACATGGGAGAAGAGAAAAAAGATAGCTTACAGAGCGTGATGGATGCGGTAGCAGACGTTATTGAAGATTACGTAGAAGTTGTTGAGGAATATGCCTACCTGAAAGCGCAACTGGACACACTGAAAAGATATGTCTGCAAAAACATCTATATTGAGCGAGACATGATTTTAAAACTGATGGGGTGGGATGAAGATGGAAAGCATTAAAGGCTATGACCATTGGAAGACCTGTATACAGTGGTGACAGCTTATACACATTTGACGGACAGACACTATGTGAAGAATGCGTGAAAGAGATCACAGGAGGGAAAGAAGATGGCAGAGATATGGATGATCTGCAAACCGGACTTAGAATACCGTATCGGGGCATATGCCTATGAAACAGATATGGACAAGGCTTATGTGCATAAGCTTGCCGACAAGGTGGCAGAAAAAAACAAGTGCAAAACAATCGTGAAAGTACTTTAGGAGGTAAACGAAATGCAAAAATTGGAATTGACCATAAATCAGACGATGGGAGTTATAACCGGAAACTTTGAGGACATTAAGAAATCTCTTGAAACAGAGATGGCAGTGTATGAGACAAAGCAGTTTGCAGAAGAGGACAAGCAGAAAGCCAAAGGAGATCTGGCAGACCTTAGAAAGCTGAGAAAGGCAGTGAACGACCGCAAGGTTGAAGTGAAGAAAGAGTACATGAAGCCTTACGAAGTGTTTGAGGGCAAGGTGAAAGAGCTGATCGGAGTGATTGATAAACCTATCGCACTGATTGACGGACAGGTGAAAGAGTTTGAAGCGAAGCGTGTGGAAGAGAAAAAAGCAGAAATCCAGAACCTGTACAACGAATTGGTGGAAGAAGAACTGCATGACTACATGCCGTTGGAAAAAATCTACGGTGAAAAGTGGACAAATGCATCCACCACGATGAAATCTATCCGGGAAGAGATAAACCTAAAGGTTATGCAGACCAGACAGGATATTGCAACCATTAAGGCCATGAAGTCCGAAAAAGAGGAACAGGCGTTGAACCTGTACATGGAGAACAATAACCTTGCTCTTGCTATCCAGATGATTAACCGCTACGAACAGGAAAAAGCAGAAATCTTACGGAGAAAAGAGAAAGAGGAACAGGAAAGACGTGATCGTGAACTCGAAAGAGAACGTGAGAGGGTAAGAGAAGAAGAACGTGCCAGAATCCGTGAAGAGGAAAGACTTAAGGCAGAAGCGGAACAGAAAGCCATCGACCAGATTAAGACGGTGGACGAAGTAAAAGCAGCGGAACTCACCACGGAAGATTCGAAGACAGTAGTATTTACGGTTAAGGCTACGGATGCAGAACTGGAAGAGATTGAAATGGCATTAACTTCTCTCGGTGTCTACTTTGAAAGGAAAGATGTGTAAATGCTTACATTTAGGGATTTAGAAGCAAATGAAATTGATTGCAGAATAGCAACGGTGAAAAGCAACGGCGTTTCACTTCTCCTTTACAAAGATGCACGTGTAGATCAAAACATTCTGGATGAGACAGTCGGTGCATTTGGGTGGCAGAGGTCGCATGAGGTTATAGACGGGAATCTTTATTGTACAGTATCGATTTACGATAAGGAGCATGGAATTTGGGTATCCAAACAAGATGTCGGAAAAGAATCCAATACGGAAAAAGAGAAAGGGAAAGCATCCGATTCTTTCAAGAGAGCGTGCTTTAACTGGGGAATCGGCAGGGAATTGTATACAGCGCCTTTTATTTGGGTTCCATCAGACCAATGCAAAATTACAGGGAATAAGTGTTATGACAAATTTTATGTTGAACAGATAATCATCGAAGACAAAACGATTGTGGCGTTGGCGATCAAGAACAAGGATACAAAAAAGAGGGTGTTTTGTATGGACAAGAGAGAAAGGGTTAATCAGAATCATATAAATTTGCTCAGAAAAATGTTCGAGGATCAAGGAATTGATGAAAAAAAACTTCTTACCGGATACAAGGTTCGAAAGATAGAAGAACTTACACTGTTGCAGTACAAAGAGGTCGTTGATAATCAAAAAGCAATGAAAGAAAGGTTTGGCGTGTAAATGGACTATACAGGGACTTTTGATAGCTTAGCGGTGGATTTTGCCACCAATAAGCAAAAAGCCAGTCTAACGCTAAACGAAGACGCAAGACAGGCATTTGAGAACCTTAGAGGTAAGCAGATTGCAATAACGATTAAGGCATACAAGAAAAAAAGAAGTCTCGATGCAAACTCTTACTTTCATGTACTGGTTGGAAAGATAGCTGATGCGACCGGGAACAGCAAGGTGTACACAAAGAATAAGCTAATAGCGGAATACGGACAGTATGAAACCATTAACGGCGCATTGGTTCCATTACCCTTAGACGATGATATAGATGCATACAATGTGGAATTTGTTCATCTGCAACCTACATCTAAGACAACCACCAATCAGAAAGGAAAAGTATTCCGGGTGAATCTGGTAATGCGAGGTTCACATACTTACGATACCGATGAAATGTCGAAATTGATTGACGGGACTGTGTACGAAGCGAAAGAACTTGGAATAGAGACTATGACACCGAACCAAATCAGCGAAATGAAAGAAAGATGGGGTGTGAAGATTGGCGAAAAGACTTAAAAGTGTATTCACTGACGATATGGAGCACTGCTACTTTACGGGAAGTCCAAACTGTCACAGGCACCACATTTTCTATGGTCCGTACAGAAAAAAATCGGAAGAATACGGATTTGTGATACCGTTAGCACCACATTTACACGAATTTACTCCCGAAAGCGTACACGGGAACCCAAACAGTGGGTTGGACTTAGAACTTAAGCAGATGGCACAGAGATATTTTGAAGAACACTACGGGACAAGAGAAGAGTTCATACAGGTGTTCGGAAAGAACAGGTTGTAACCAAATAAATATAGATTCATGTGGCAAAAATGGAACTATTAACAGGTTCTAACGCATATCATCTCACCCATTCGATATGCACAGCACAAGATATTGTATCACGGCCGGAGAAGTCACACTCCGGCAGAAAGGAGAAAAGCGTTGGGAAAGAATAGAGAGACAGCAGAAAGCTATTTTATCCGAATACCGGATGGACATAGAAACGCAATACAACGTCCGTACAACATGAATGTTGATAGAATATTTCGAAGAATGATAGAGCATGCGAATAACAATGGTGACTGTATTGTGAATATTGGAGATGGTGTATTTAGACCGATTCCGGGTGATCCGGTAGATGAAAAAGCATTCCATGAATACATTGGGAAAGAATTACATAGAGCCAGAGCAATCCAGTATAAACGGCTCTGCATGAAGCAGACGTTTGAGAGTTGGAAAAAGATAGGTAGGGATTACAATGCATTACATTTTGATGGTAAAAGGGAAACTGAACAACATGAATGATTATATCCGGGCACTGAATACTAACAGGTACAAGGGTGCGGATATGAAGAAAGATAATGAATCCCGTGTGATGCAAGCTATATATGAGCAATTCGGAAGATTGCGAATAACAAGAAAGGTACGGATGCACTACCGATGGTATGAGCCGGATAAGAGACGGGATTTGGACAATGTGAGCGCATTTGGGCGAAAGTGTATCCAAGATGCATTAGTAGATACCAAAGTCTTACAGGACGATGGATGGAAAAACATAGTGGGATTCACGGATGAATTCTATGTTGATAAGAAAAATCCGAGAATTGAGGTGGATATTGAAGAGGTGTGAGCGAGAATTACATAAAACTTAGCAGAAAAATACTGGAATGGGACTGGTATCCAGATATAAAGACGTGTCGGTTATTCTTGCACATGTTGTTAAAAGCCAACTGGAAAGATGCAAACTTCCGAGGAGAAGAGATTAAAAGAGGATCATTTGTCTCTTCGACATCCGTTCTTTCGAAAGAAACAGGGTTGTCTGAGAGCGAACTGAGGACAGCACTTTCACATTTGAGAAAAACAGGTGAGGTTACATGTAAAACCACAAACCGATATACCGTATATACGGTGAATAACTACGCAAGATACCAGACCGAACAGAAGAATGAAAAAAAAGATAAGCCGACCAGACAGGAAGAAAAGCCGGAAAGAGACAATGGATCCGTTGAAGCTGTCATAAAAGCCTGGAACGATTTGGAAAGCTACGGGATAAAACCTGTAAAGAAGATAGAGAAGACTTCCAAGAGATATCAGAATTTACAAGCGAGGTTAGAAAGCAACGGATTGGAAGAAGTCTTGCAAGCTGTGGATAACGTGAAGAAAAGCAAGTACTTACAAGGAAAAGTGAAAAACTGGAAGATAACATTTGACTGGTTTGTGTTACCGAACAACTTTACAAAAGTGTCTGAGGGACAGTATGAAGACAGCGGACAGGAGAAGAAAGGGTTCAACAATTTCGATGGCCGGAACTATGACATGAATGATCTGGCTAGAAAACTTATTACATAGGAGGAAAAACATGGCAAAACCGGATGGATGCACTTATCCAAACTGTTTTATCTGCCCTTTGGCAGACTGTGGATGGTCGAGTGCTAAAGCTGAATTACCAGGAGAAACAAAGAAAAAGCGGAGAATAGTAAGACGTAGCAAAAAGAACGCTGTTCGGAGGTGACTTTGTGACAAGACAGGAACAGGCTATTGAGGATTATAAACGGGAACCACATTATGCGGATCCTTTTGAATACTTAAAGCAGAAGAAACAGGAGGAAAGTAAAAATGAGCAAAAGTAGTGTATTGGAATTAGCAAAGAAATTAGTAGCAGCTATCGAGAAAGAAGAACAGAAAAACAAAGTGATGCTGAAAGATATCCCGGTTGGTGGGAAATTTGATACAGGAATCGGAAGATTCATTGTACTGGAACAGAAAGAAGATTGCACTGCAGTTATTACAGAAGACTTATATCGTAAAGATGTGGAATTTGATGGTGATTGTGCGGATTACAAGAAATCGTCATTAAGAGAACTGTGCGAGGGCGAAATTCTCAATGAGTTTTATGATGAATTCGGAGAAGAAAATATTTGTACAAATGAAGCCGGATTAGTAACAGTTGATGGACAGGAAGTATTTGAAAAACTCTTGACAAAAGTAAGACCTCTGACATTTGACGAAGCACGTGAATACAATGATCTGCTTGTAAACAAAGACCTACCGGATTGGTACTGGACTTGCACAGCTTGGAGTACGAAAGAAAGAGGATGGGAGTATTCAGTGGCGGTTGTTTCTCCGTCCGGTAACTTCGGCAACTGTAGCTGTAACTGCAGTAACGGGGTGCGCCCATTTTGTATCTTAAAATCTAATATCTTTGTATCCAAAGTTGAGGAGGAGTAAATCATGATGACGTTAAAAGAATTCGGAGAAAACCTTAAAAATCTTAATGAAGTTTTTGAACAGTTAAGAAAAAAATACCAGAAGCCGGAAATCGGAAAGACAATTGAAGTTGCCGGTATTAACTGGCTGGTGCTGGACAAGCTTGAAAAAGGATATTTTGTAATTTCGGAAGATTTTTACGGAAGAGACAGAGAGTTTGATGATAATTGCAACGATTGGAAATCCAGTGATTTGAGAAATGAGTTAAACACTGATCTCCGCAAAAAGATTGAAAGCGAATTAGGGACAGATTCGCTGGTCGAGTTTGAACGCAATTTACTTTCGTTAGATGGTCAGACGGAATATGGAACTTGTAGAGATTATGTTTCACTTATTTCCGTGGATGAATACCGGAAGTATAGAAAGTTCCTGCCGAATAGGGGTAAATGGTGGTGGACACTTACACCAGACAGCACGGCTTGTAATAATGATGACACCTATGTTCGGGTTGTTTCTCCGTCCGGTAACGTCAGCAGCCGTAGCTTCAGCTGCAGTCGCGGGGTGCGCCCAGTTTGTATCTTTTCCTCTTCAATCTTTGAATCTTGTGAGGAAGATGATGATTAATGGCAGAGAATGATCTGAAAGTAATTCAAAAGGCGAAGGAACTGGCCACCCATACATTGAAAGTGACCAGTAATGCCAACCGATATCCAAAAAAATATAGATTTTCACTTGTTGATAAAATGCAGAATAAGTCAATGGAAATCTATGAAATGCTCTTTGAAGCGAATAGAACGGATATCAAGAATTATAAAAGAGATCGACTTGAGATGCAGACAAAGGCAATTGCATATTGCAATGAACTACTTTTCTACATAGAGATGTCCTATGAGCTAAATATCATCAGTGAAAAAAGCGTGGAATATTGGTCAAAGTTGGTATCTGATGTAAAACATATGGCTATTGCATGGAGAACCAAAGACCGGAAAAGATAAATACACTTTAGGTTCGTTTCCGTTAAGCGGTTGTTTCTCCGTCCGGTAACATCAACAACAATAACTACAACAACAGTAACGGGGTGCGCCCATTCTGTATAACAGGGAGTCAGAGTAGGCATCAAGCCGAAATCGGGAAAGATACAAAAAGGAAACGGACCGTCCTCATAGAGGTAAATATAAAGGAGTACCAATGGATAGAGAAATTGTCACGGATTATGGGAATCTGTATTACGCTTATCGAAAAGCTAAGTCTGGCAAGAAATTTAATAGCAGCACTGCAAGATTTTCTAATGTCGCTTTAGACGGAATCAATATCCTAAAAGAGCAGTTAGAGAATCAGACATATACAGTTGCTCCGTATAACCGGTTCGAAATATATGAGCCGAAACAAAGAGTAATTGAATCATGTTCAT